ATTCCTGGACGTTACAATGAACTCAGTTATTCAGTGAGATTACAAACACCGGTTGCGGGCATACGTAGACGCATAGGTATATTTGATGAAAACAATGGAGTTTATTTTGAAGATGCAGGTGACGGAACATATTACTGTGTAATACGTTCTAAAACTTCTGGATCAGTTGTAGAAACCCGCATCCCTCGCAGTGATTGGAATGGCGATAGATTAGACGGCACCGGACCCAGTTCCCTTGTGGCCAATCCTGATGCACAGCAAATGTTTGTCATAAACTACGACTGGTATGGAGTGGGTCAAGTTAAATTTGGATGGTTGATTCGTGGGCACATACATACTATACACACGTTTGAAAACAGCAATACTATTAACACACCGTGGTGCTCTACACCCTTCTTGCCTATTAGGCTAGAACTAACCAATACCACAGGTGGCCAGACTGCGCCATATCACTATATGTGGCAAGGTTCTAACAGTCTTACCACAGAAGGTCAAGCGGAGAAACTAGGCATCGCACAGAACATTACTAGCCCTATCACAGGTAGGACCATGTCCGTGGCCAATACATTCTATCCTATACTCAGCATTAGATTAAAATCCTCAACCCTTCAAGGTATTGTTCTGCCCACATTCTTCCAAGCGGCCACATTGGACAATACCTCAGTGTTCTACAAGTTGGTAACCAATGCCACACTGACCGGTGCTAACTTTGTAGATATGCCTGATGCCAACGCATTTACACAGTATGACGTCAGTGCTACTAGTTACACAGGCGGCACAGACATTGACAGCGGATTTGTTATTTCAGGCGGTGGAGGCACGGGCATTAGATTAGACAAAGATACTGTCTATCAGATTGGTCGCAGTAGTTTAGGCACAGTCAGCGACACATTGACCCTAGCCGTGGCTGCACCTATTGCCAACAAAGCAGCCTTGGCACAAATGACTTGGATTGAACAGAGATGACCTACAGAAAATATATCACCATAATAGAAGCGGCCAACAAAGGCTGTCCTATTGCTACACACGATCTAGAAGTAAATGTCAAGAATAGACAAGTGGGCATAGATAAACATCACTACGGTCCTGCTAATCCAGACGAACCAGGCAACTACTGGAAAGATGCGGCCAAGCAATGGGGCATTGACGAAAAAACTGCTAAGACAATGACCTGCGGTAACTGTGCGGCATTCAACATTACAGACGCTATGTACAAGTGCATACACGACGGTATGGGCAAAGAAGCATATCAAGCAGAAAAAACTCGTGAGGTCGCAGACCTAGGCTACTGTAATCTACTGCACTTTAAATGTGCAGGAACACGTAGCTGTGAACTTTGGGTCACCGGCGGACCAATTGTAAAATAAGGAGCCAATGTGGGAAATAACGACACAACTTATCAAAGATTAAAACCTAAATGCCAGTGTTGGTGTACTGGCCATTGCGGATCAAGTTGCATGACTGATGATTGTGACTGCAACGAATGCACCTGCTCTGACTGTTTAGATAAAAATGTCCAGCGTGGTTATAACTGACAGCAAGTTTGATGCCAATGGCTATTGGGACAAGCCCGTAGAGAAGATAGTTTATCTGCCCACAGCAGAAGATGTTGCACTATTTGATCAAAATGGTTATGACCTAACTGATCTAGAAAAGCATTATGCCTATAGCAACTGGAACAAGCCTAAGAAGCATCGTGAACATCGTGTGGCTCTAAAACAGCCTTGGTTCTCACAAGACTATACTGTAGAAGGCGCTGTGCTTAATCACAGCCTACTATTTGAGCGTAAAGGATACACAGGTGCAGCTCTAGAGGAACTACAGTATTGGGCAAGATCCTTACCGTTGATTCATAAAATCATAGCTCTGCGTCCTAAGTGGGGATTAGATTTTAGCATGGACTGGGCTGACACTGATGGTAATGCTTTTGAAGTCTTGCACTGGGAATGGGACAGTTTTAACTACGAAGAAATATGCGTAGTTAAAGAAACTATTGAACCTGTACTATCAGCTATAGATTGGCAGGATGCAGGTCGTCAAATACTAGCGCACAAAGACACTTGGCATCATTTAGATTTCTTTGCACAGAGTCGCTGGAAATGCGAATACTTTGGCATTCCAGAAGAAAGATTTAAAATGGTTGCTTGGAAATAAATACACATATGAAAAAACTATTACTATTATTACTGGCAGTACCTACCCTGGTATTTGCACAGAAAACTCCGCAGGGCGTTACCTATGACGCACAAATTTTAAAAGTAAACGATGGAGATACAGTTGTAATCGCAGCTCCCTTTCTACCTGCTCCGCTCAAGCCACAACTCGCTGTTAGAATCTTCGGAGTCGATACTCCGGAAAAAGGATTTAGAGCCAAGTGCGAAAGTGAAAATCAAAGAGGACTTGCAGCAACCGAGTTCACTAAAAATGCAGTTAAAGCTAGTACACAACGACAAGTCATCCTATATGATTGGGATAAGTTCGGTGGCCGCGTATTGGGTGATATCATTCTAAACGGTCAGAGTCTTAGAGCTATGTTGATAGCTAACGGATTTGCTCGCGAGTACTACGGAGAAGCAAAAGGTAGCTGGTGTAACTAAAATGAATATTGCAGTGTCCCGAGTATTTGCTCAACTATGTGAAGGTCTTATTTCCGAAGCCAGTTCTTCACTGTCTTTGGTAAAAACTATTCCCGGTGGTAAAGAAGTTATAAAGTATTTGCATACCAATAGCGATCTATCTCATGATCAAGAGTATCGTCCGATAATGAAGATCCAATGGAGTGAGCTAAAGGACGAGCGATACGGTTCGTGGGTTATTATACAGGGTGACCGAGGCATAGGTGCTATTAGATCAAAGAATGGATCTTACACCGCAATCGCAAGTACAGGCGGAGATGTACAGACTTTTAGAAATGATCGTGGTGGAAACATTATAGATTTTCTTAAAGGGCAGATTGGACAGCTTCGTAAGTTTTATGTTGGGCCCGATCAAAACAGTGCTTCATTACTTAAGAAAGCAAGAGCCAAGCAGAAACAATCTCCTGCAGGTCCTATAATCGATCAAGATTCTCTAGTTAAGAAGTTTAAACCTTTATGGTTAAAAGCAGTTCGTGCAGCGCAGGCTGATATTAAAGGCATGGTTGCTAACATGATTAAGAACGATGCTTTTGACAAAGCTAAACGAAAACTTAACATGCTAGAAGAACTAGAAGGTATTGCCAGTTCAATCGAAAGTGGCGACAATATAGACAACTATGCTCCTATTGTTCGTGCTGTGGGTAATGCACTTACACTGGCAGCAGGATATCACTATCCAGAACAGACAGGCGAAATATCAAGAGGACGCTATGGCGATAATCATCTTACTTCAACAAATGGAGAGGGTCGTCGCTTGTTAATAAAAGATATTGCAAATGGGGATCAAGCAAAACTCAGCAGTGTTTTAGCTTTCTTTAAGAGGAACTTGATCACAGGATGAAACTCAAACAACTAATAGTAGAAGCCAATGTAGCTTCAAAGGTCTTGAAAGACCCTAAGATGACTAAAATGTTAGCCATCGCATTCAGACATGATAATACATTACCTAAGTCTGCGATTGCTAAGTTGGGCCCACGCCCAACCGACCAAGAAGCTGTTACACTCTGGAGTGAGTTGATAGACGGTGTATTGAGCAATAACACCTACGGCGATCTCAGCAGAGATGGTAAGTTTGACGACTGGCTATTAAGACAGTATGTCAACGGTATTGCAGACTACGAAGATATCAGCGGAGAAGGTGGCGATGCACTAGGCGCATGGAAAGCTCTAAGCACTCGCGGCAAACTAAAGCCTGCTGATCAAGATTTTAATAAGTTTAAGAGTATCAAACAGTTGCAGCGTATTCGAAACGATAGACAATATCGCCAAGAACTAGACCGCATCAAGGATCAAGAACATATTGAAAGAATGAAACGTGAAGCCAAAGAAGTTGTTATTATTGACAACGACCGCTTCCGTGTTATTGTTCCTTTGAACTACGGTAGCTGCTATTCTACAGACAAGTCCGGTGGTTACATTCCTAACTTCTGTACAGGATCTAGCAGTGGAGCACAATGGTTTGGTCGTTATGCACCAGACGGTATGATTGTTAACGTTGTTGATAAGTCAAACATTGAGGATGTTGATGGTAAGTGGCAGTTCCACGCTGCAACCAATCAGCTTGTTCGAGGTGACCAAGAACGTAGACACGACATTCCTTATAATGATAAACGTTTTTCTGAGTTGTTCCCAGGGCTGATGAAAGACATCATTTCTGGAATACAGTCTAAAGCTGAAGAAATCAAGAGCGGTTCTACAGAGATTGTTCCGGGCGGATACGACATCGCTAGAGAGATCGATCTAATCAAAGGCAAGTATCCCTTATCAGTTGCATCTGGTGAAAAGGATGAAGAGCCTGAACAGCAAGATGAGCCGCAACAAGAGCCAGAGCAGGAACAACCACAACAGCAAGACGAGCCACAACAAGAGCCAGAGCAGGAACAACCTGCAATGAGAACGTTTAATGTAACTCAACTTGCTAGTGGAAGATCCGCTCGCATTGAAGCTAGAGACCTAGCACATGTTCAACAGCGTGTATTGCAACGCTACCCTGATTCCACAATCGACGATTATACGTGGGAAGAGGTTTAAAGATCACACTACCTTAGGAACGCTTTGCGTTACAAGTGTGGCCCGGCTGCTGGGCGGAGAATTATAGGAGTCGTGCCCTGGAATGATTCTCTAAGTGAGCACTTATTTTATCAATGCAAATTGCTTTATTCATTCATCAGCCAATCTGTGCAGTCGATTCAGCAAACGGCATCATTAAAGCATTATCCCCGCAACATTCATTTAAACTATTTTCACGAGACGAAGTAGAAGCTACATTCTTTGACGATGTAGACTGCGTCTGTTTTCCCGGCGGCACCGGCGATGCTGATCGCTTTGATACACTAATGAAATGGAATGCAGATCCTGTTAGAGAATTTGTAAAACGAGGCGGACAATACTTGGGTATTTGTATGGGGGCATATTGGGCTGGAAAATATTATTTTGATTTATTAGATAACGTCGATATAGAACAATACATCAAACGCCCAAGAACAGATACCCATCGCCCTCACCCTAAAGCAATGCCGGTGATGTGGAATAACGAAAAACATAAGATGTATTTTTATGACGGATGTGCGTTTGAAGGAACTGGATTCAAAACAGTAGCAACTTATCCTAATATGGATGCCATGGCAATAGTACAAAATCGTATAGGATTAATAGGGTGTCATCCAGAAAGTCAACATTATTGGTACAATAAAAAATACCTTGAGCCGCATTGGCATCAAGGTATTCATTACAAGTTACTGCTAGATTTTGTTAATTCGTTTTGAACAAATACTTCTTGTGTAAATGTAATCTTGCTTGATTGTACTGAACAGCAGTAATAACTAACGCTGCGGCCCAAGGTACTACAGCAGCAGCCCAAGGTGCTAGTCCTGCCCACCAAGCAACTAACAAGGGTTCTTTCATTAACATTAAGAACGCCACAGCAAATAATACAAAGCTACCAATGAACACAGTATCTGGCCAACGCTGTAAAATCTTGCTGACTAATGTGGCACCAAACAAGATGATTGGCACACTGATCAATAGACCGGCAATGATTAGTACAAAGTTTCCATTAGCGGCAGCGGCAATGCCTAGTGCGTTATCGATCCCCATAACAGCATCAGCAACAACAATGGTACCTATAGCACCCCAAAATGTATCTTTGGCCTCGATATTATGTTCGCCTGAATCAAACACAAGTTTCCAACCGATCCATACAAGTGCTGCCGCCCCAATAGCACGTAAGCCCGGAATCATTAACAAGTATGTTAGTGCCGCAACTGATACAAAGCGTATAGCGATAGCACCAAAGGTACCCCAGAAGATTGCCTTCTTACGTAAGTGATCCGGTAGTTTATTAGCCGCCATTCCGATAACAAGAGCGTTATCACCAGCTAACACAATGTCTATCAATATGATAGCAAGAAATGCCCAGAGGGCTTGAAGCGAAAATAACTCCATGAGAGTCTCCTTAAGAATTGGTCTTGCCAAGGACCTATTCCCCTAATACACCGGACATTGTTCGCTCAATGTCGTATTGACGATGTAAAAGACCTACAGTGTAGGCAGGCTACTCCCCATGAAATATTTAGTTGGATGTTACGATGTCGTAAATCTGTTTCCAGTTCTTTGCAATATCGTAGTTGCAGAGATGATGCATATTATGTCCGTGCTCAACTAAGATGCTACGCAGTCCTAGTGCGTGGCCTACATCAGCGTTTTCTGGTTTGTCTTCAATCCAGAACATGCCACTGTCTTTGTAAGGTTCGAGAGCTTGATCTTTATCTGCTCCTGTATCTAAACAGATAACACTTTCGATAGCATTGCCGAACAGTTTGCGCAGATTCATTTCGCGAAGCTTACCTGCGTTTACATCTAGACTAAGACTGGTAATCACACGGAACTGATATCCGTGTTCTTCGTGCAATCTTTTGACATAGTGTACACTGTCTCGCAGTGCAGGTAAAAAGCCAATAGCGGCCGACTCGTTGAAAATCTTAACCAGCTTTTTGATATCGTCTTTGGTTGTACCGAGATAGTGATGATGCAGGCTGTATTGATCCTTGCCCTCGTCATTAAAAGTGTGTCCGTGTTCTAGCATCCATACACGGAATGCCCATTCCCAGTCTAAGAGTACACCATCTGCGTCTGTGAGTATAAGTTTGTTGATCATGCAAAAGCCTTGTAAAGTCCAAATAATCCTATCAGCAACGAAACTATGTTAACTACGGCTTGAGGTTTATTAGATACTCGCACAGCCCATGTTAAAAACAATATAGTACCGATAGCAAATACAACAATATTCCATGGGTATGTTGCAGGACCTATGCTGTTAAAGATGTGGCCCAAAATAATGAAACCTGCACCTAGCCACTGTAGTGCGTCGTTGAGTTTTGTCATAGTTGCTTATTGTAACATAGATCAAATAAGTTGTAAATACTTAATGAATACAATATTAGCAACTCTAGTAATGACCCACATTACTATCATCTGTGTGACCCTATTTTTACACAGATCACAAACACACAAAGGTGTGTCCTTTCACCCAGTAGTCAACCACTTTTTTAGATTATGGCTATGGCTCACAACCGGAATGGTTACCAAGCAATGGGTAGCAATACATCGTAAGCATCATAGGTACAGCGATAATCCCGGTGATCCTCACAGCCCTAGTGTATACGGAATATTCAAAGTCCTATTCAAAGGAGCAGGGTTATATCACGCTGCTAGCAAAGACACTGAGATGATACAACAATACGGAGTAGGAACACCAGACGATTGGGTTGAACGTCGAGTCTATACTCCGTACAGTCGCTTAGGTATTTTAATCATGTTGGCTATAGACCTTGTTCTTTTTGGCCCTATAGGTTTAGTAGTATGGGGTATTCAAATGTTATGGATACCTTTTTGGGCAGCAGGAGTTATAAATGGAATCGGACACTGGACAGGATACACTAATGGTAATTCAAAAGATAATAGTCGTAATATTAGTCCTATTGGTTTTGTTATTGGTGGCGAAGAACTTCATAACAACCATCACTTAGATCCAGCAAGTCCTAAGTTAAGTAAACGTTGGTTTGAGTTTGATATTGGTTGGTTTTACATCAAACTGCTAGAACGTTTTAAGTTAGCAACTATTCGAACATAAAAAAAGGACTCCGAAGAGTCCTTTTTTATTCTACTATAATATTTGAGCTATGCTCGGATATATTTGCATCATCCCTAATAGGGAGTATTATTTTTTATTAGCACCAGTATTAACAAAAGCGTACATCTTTTCAGCAGCTTCGAGAATCTTTTCCATCCCTGGAAACTCTGGCATGCCTACTTGTGTAACGATTTGACCAGACTTTTCGTCTTTTGCAGCAGACATTTGCCATCCTGCAAACTTGACTTGATAGTCTTGCATAACAACATCTTTAGCCATAGCCAAGATGTCTGTACGGATTTCGTAACCGTTTTTGTTAAATTTTACTTCTGGTAGTTTCATTTCTGGTTGTGTCATAATATTTTCTCTGTCTGTGTAGTTATGATTATTTTGTATAAGCAGGAACACATGCTTTGAATGTGTCAGTTGCTTGCTTGGTAAGTGCTTGAGCAATAGCTAGGCTTGCTTCGACGGAAGTCTTAGCAGCGGCTGCTTGAGCATCGATGAGTTTGTTTAGTTCTGCTTTGAACTTAGCGTCGGTAACGAATGTGTTAACGAACTGCTTTTTTGCACCTTGAACGGTGTCGATGATTGTGTTGTGTGTAAACATATTTTTCTCCTTGTGTGTATGTGTTACGATCTGCTGCATCCTTGCAGCTGATGTATTAGTATATATCTCTATTGTTTAAATAGCAACGGAAATGTGAGCATTCTGGCAAACCTTCTTTGAAGTTTTCCTAGATGATCCATCTTCGCCATGTTGCTTTCAACAACTTCGTGCATGACACTAGACGCAGTGGCATCTGGAATCTTAATGTCCGCAAGTGTTTCGCCGCCTTCATTGATCAGTATGCCGTGCTTGCTGGCCAGCTTCTTAATGGCTGTGTTAGAGGTCAAGCATACCATACAGCCGCCTTTGATGTTGCGGTTTTGACACCATTCAACACAGCGACTCATTAGGCTACTGCCCATGCCCTGCTTTCTATAAGGCGTTAGCACACTAAATGCCAGTTCGGTTTCTCCGCCTACTAGACTGATATGTCCAGCAGCAACAACTTCTAGTTCGTCGTTTTCGATTACAAAGATCTTGTGTTCTTTAGGATTGTTTTCAAATGTAGTACAGAGCTGCTCGATAACCTCGTCTTTGACATGAAAGCCAAAGCGAGTGTATCTGCTTTCTTCGTCTAAGGCCAACAGATGCTTGCGGTACCTTGGGTACTCGTGAGGCTGTAGGCGATATACTAAGTGCGGCATTTTACTTGCCTGTCATTATGTGTTTAGCTGATTCGTAGTCGCCCATGCGAGCCAATGCGGTGGCCGCTTTAGCTTTACCCATCGATACGAAGAACTCGTATAGTACGTTCATGATTGTTTTCATAGTGGCCATCCTTTAGTTGTTTGGTTGCGATCAAACTGGCGAGTCCAGTGATCGATTTCTGCTGCGGTAGTTGGGTTTTTGGAAACGATATATCGCTCCAGCTCACTGCCGTAGGTTGCAGGCTTTTCTACCTGTTTGAGTTGCCTGGTAATATAGGCTATCATTGAGTTTAGTAACATTGTGTGTCCTTAATCTGTTAGTAGAGACTCATGGTTTCTACTGAGTATTTAGTCCAGTATATGCTGCAACCGCACAAAAGTAAAGCCATTGATTTCACCGAAAAAATACTGTAAAATAAAACGAATAGATTGGATTAAATACACTATCACGCTAGGATAAAAATGAAACTTAAAACTAGATCCATTTTGCAAGAGCTGAATGAAATCGCAGAAGTGCGCAATACTGACTCGCTCGTAGAAAGCAGAGCAGTTAATATCATCAACTCTGCAATAAACCTCATCGAAAGCATACACAAGCATTACGGTCCAGAACAGGCAGATGAGCTTGAGCGCAGATTGATCAATGCTATCAAAGGATCAGATCCAGCGAAGTTTACTAGGGGTGTGCGCAAAATTGCCGAGTCCCGCAAAGAAAAACGTAGATTAGACGAATCAAATGAAGACAAAACTACTTGAAGGCGGCGGCGTATTTAAAGACGATGCAGGCAGCATACTTACACTAAGCATCAGCAAGGCTGATGTTTTACCTACAGTCCAATGGTTAGAAACTGTTACAGGACTAGAACTAACAGATTACATGCTAGGCACTACAGGCAAGAAAGAAATGTCTGGCGATTTGGATCTAGCTATTGATTCCAATAAAGTAAGCAAGGATGAGTTTGTAGCAAACCTATCTGCTTATATTACTAAGAAAGGTGGCAATCCTAAGGATTGGATCCGCAAGAGTGGCATCAGTGTTCACTTTAAGACTCCTATCAAAGGAGACGAAGACAACGGTTATGTACAAGCAGACTTTATGTTTGGAGAGCCTAACTGGTTAAAGTGGTCAATGACAGGCGGCAGAGAAGGCAGTGATCTAAAAGGTAGCCATAGACACATCATCCTAGCCAGCATTGCTAAAACTAAAGGACTCAAGTGGAGTTTTCAAAACGGGTTAGTCAACAGAGAAACCAACGATGTTATTACAAAAGACCCAAACGAAATAGCCAAAAAGCTATTGGGGCTTTCAGCTACTTCTAAGAACATCGAAGATCCAGAAGCAATCATTGACTACATTATTAAACTGCCCAACTATGAAGAACTAGTGGCTGATGCTAGAGATACACTGTCCAAAGACGGAGTTGAACTGCCAACCGCAAACAAACTAGAAAGTTATACCCCAGGAACAAATGCTTGGTTCCGTAAGATGATTGAAGTGGTGAGATGAGAGCATTTGAGATCGTAACTGAGAAGTGGAGCAAGAAGTACAAAAGCTCAATCAACTGCTCAAACCCCAAAGGGTTTAGTCAGAAGGCTCACTGTGCTGGGCGTAAGAAAACCAACGAAGATGTAGCCGCTCCTAAGAAAGTAGGGCGCGAGTTTAATCACCTTGAAGATTTAGTATTCACAGAACAAAATGGTGCCGCTCGTGCTGTTAAACTGCTAATGAGCATGTCTCAAGACGCTAGGGACATTACGGTCAAGTGGGACGGAAGCCCTACAGTCTATTGGGGACGAGAGCCTAACGGACAGTTTCGAATGGTTGGAAAGAACAACTGGGGTCGTGAAGAAGGCGCTAGCAATAGTCCTAAAGAACTAGAAGACTTTATCAACAGCAGAGGCAAGGGCGAAGAGTGGCGCCCTAAGTTTGCCAGTGATATGGCTGCTATGTGGCCCGTCTTTGAAGCAGCAACTCCTGAAAAGTTTAGAGGATATGTCTACGGAGATATCTTGTTTCATCCCGGTAAGCCTTACGAAGGTGCCGATGGGCGTATTACTTTCACTCCTAATCAAACTACCTACAGTGTTAAAGGTGTAAGCGATTACGGTAGACTAATCGCCGGCAAGAAAGTTGCTGTAGTTGCACACAAGAAACTAGAATACTTTGGCGACAAAGAAGGCGAACCGATAGAAGATGTTACTGAGTTCCGCGGCGCTGATCTTGTAGTGTTTGGTCAAACCTATGTTAATCATCAACCGGCTGTAGATGCTGACAATCTAACAAGAATACAGCAGATCATAAACAAAAACGCTTCAAACATCAATCAGTTTCTAGATCCTGTAGCAGGTATGGGATACCTTAGAGATACACTCTATACCTTTGTTAACACAAAAAGCAAGGCCAAGCAGTTAGATGATATCAATGCAGAATCCTTCTTTAGTTGGTTATCTGCAACTCCTGCAAAGTTGAAGAAAATATCCGAGCACAACACTAAGTTTAACGGCATACTAGATATTGTTTTTGAACTCGTAACTGAACTTATGAAAGCTAAAAACGAAGTCATCGCTGAACTAGATCAAGCCCAGGGTGACATCGTTGCTCACACAGCAGGACAGCCCGGCGGCGAGGGCTATGTTTACCAAGATGTTAAGCTAGTTCCTAGACATCGTTGGACCCCATTTCGAGCCGATTAAGACCGTAAACCGCCGATTTTTTATCTCCAATATAAATACTATGCCGGTCCCGGAGCGGGACTATTGATTAAGGAGAAAATATCATGGCTACATTTACAAGAGTAAACCCAAACCCAACTACTACAGTTGACACATTGTACGATACACTACAACTTCGTGCATTTAGAATCGAAGCACCAGGCGTAGACTTAGAGTCTGGTACAATCGGTGGAAAGATGGAGCGTCTAGCTCAAGAGTTCGGTACAACTGGCGCAATCATCGAGTTTGACGCTGACGCAATGGTCATCATCGGTGATGCACACGCACTTAACAGCAACATCGTTGCTAAACGTGCTGACAAAGTACTAGGTGGTACAGGTGCATTGGTAAACTACATGGCTGAAAACGGTAACCTAGGAACTGTTGGTTCTGGTTCTGCTGTTGCAGGTACTGTTGCTGCTCCAGTTACAACTGCTATCGTTGAAGTTGGATCTGTAACAACTCTATTCGGTCTATCATCAACCTAATAGTTAAACTTCCTCGGGATGGGAAGACTAAGCCTACTTCGGTAGGCTTTTTTACGGCTGTACTGTATAATATGTAAATATTATCAGGATATGCAACAGTTCAAAATAATCACGCTAGTAGACATCACTAGAACAAACTGCTCAAGAGCAGAAACAGATAAAATAAAAGTTGGCCAACAGGCAAACTTTAATACTCTCCTGCAGGCCATTGGCATACGCAGTAACGTAGAATGGCACACCGACCCGGAGATGCACACTGGCCGATTGCCCAACGGTGATGGCAAGGCCAATCATTGGATATGGGATTTTTTTGTTGAGCGTGACTTTGTCTTTACCAAAGATAACAATCCGGTAGGACTACTACTAGAAGATCTAAATGGAGTTCCTATTGTGGCAGATCTCTTAAACAATGTGGACATATCTCCAGCAGCATTTCGAACCACAGGCGATCAACAAAACATATGGATAACCATAATATCTAAGCATAATTCTTGAACAATACACATTAAATAAGTGTATGAAAGGATTTACAGATTTTAGAGAAAAAACATTAAGACAAATAAGACTGTGGGCATGGGCTGCGGCTGTACTTCCTATATCGGCGTTAGCTGGCATTTTCTTTGTATGGAGATTTGGTACTGACTCTTGGGTTTCGATAGCTATGATTATTGGAGAGACAACTATGTTTGTCGCAGCAGTAGTATGGTGGTGGTGGGCAATGTACACAATGAAAAAGCTGATTAAACAATGGGATGTTACCAAAGACAATGTTGTTGAAGTTCTTACAGACCTAAAAGAAATCAAAAATATGGTCAAGGAAACGACAGCAAGTGATAAATAACTCTAGTAAAGGCACTTTAAGGCATAGTATTTGTTTTTATACCCCATTGGAGATTTATTATGTCGACACAGCCGACTACGAGTTTAGAAAAGCAGAGTTTAGAAGCGCACGTTGATTTATGTGCCCTACGTTATCAGCAGCTAGATACACGCCTTTCTTCTTTAGAAGATAAGGTAGCCACAGTACACACTGATATTGTAGAAGGCCAAAAAAGCCTAACCAAAGTTATCATTGGCACAGCAGGAACTGTTATTGCAGGAGTTCTAGCTATTGTAGTTACAATCTTAATGAAGATGGGTTGATTAACTACCCAGTTAAATAAAGGACCTTAGGGTCCTTTTTTAATGACTAGAATTTATCAAACACTAGACAGCTTGGTATCCAATGAGCTGTCTAAGAATATCATTCCGGTAAAAACTCCGGACGGTATTCTAGTGGGCGATGTTATAATAATCAGTGAAGGGCCTATTAAACATCTTAAACAACGCGGTGTCCTGGTCTACAAAGAAATCAGCTTAAACGCGGTGGCTATTGCACTGGCAAATCAGCTGGCATTACACAGAAGAACTGTAGAAATGGACAAGTTATGGGCCGCTGATCAAGAGTACGGTCGTTGGTACATAGACAGCCAGATGCTGCGATCACAGTATCAGCGATCTGTAAATAACAAAGACTTCGATCGCGCCGATATGTTATGGTCCAGATACTGCGAAAGCCGAGATCGTGCAATGATAGCCAAAACCCATACAGAACGTTTAGTAAGATTCTGAATAAATATTACATCAATCTGGACTCCCAATATGAAAACAAGTGACCTATTTAAAACTAGCGCAAAACAGCTTAATGAAACTATCGAAAAAACCTTTGGTCGTAAACTAAATTTAGAAACATTTAACGTTGAGCAGTTAGAAGACGCCAGAAACAAACTACGCACACAAATCCATACAGCTCGTACAGAAAGCAGTTTTAACGAAACTATCGAGAATGATGCCCTAACACAAGCACAATGGATGCACGATGCTATTGTTGCAGAACTAATGGATCGCAATGAAAATATTGTTGACAACACCCAGATGGAAGGTTCTGACTTTGACGAAGATAAAGTTGTAAATATTCTTAGAAGATTTGAGAACAGCATAAACGAAATCGGCGGCTATGGCGATATTAACTATAAACAAGTTATAGCAATGCTACGTGACGGTGATGTTGAAGGTGCAGTTGATGCAATCTCCTATGAAATTGCCAACAAAGATGGCGGCGAAGTAAGAGGGATTGAACCATATTTTTCTGATTTAGAAGACGAGTTAGATTATGTGGTAAACGGATCTGGGGACGACGAAGGTGGCGAAACTGATGATGCGTATGCTTTATCATCAGCAGGTTTTGGTTCAGATGAAGACTATGGTGAGTTCCCAGAAAGCGCACCGCCGACAGCCAAAGGTGAGCGCATGGTCAAGCATATCAAGAAAGGATATGCAGATGACGGAAAGTTAACAGACAAAGAAAAGTCGATTGCCTATGCAACAGCATGGAAGCAACACAACAAAGAAAAAAACGAATCTATCGAAACAGGAGAAGATATGACTAGATTACAAGAAGGTGAAATCCAGCAAGCGTCTGCGATTGTCACAGCAAAGACAATGGTTGACAGAGTTGGCCGTTGGATTGAAGAACTTTCTGGTATGGAGAACGACACTCTATTACAGTTAGGCGATTCTATCCGTGACGAAATGAGTCAACAACAAGCTAAGAGTTTTATTAGCACAGTAGCTCCAGCTATTCAGCAAGCTCTACAAAACCTAAAAGACACACGCGAAACACTAGCAACTGGTGTTCGTCAGCTTACAGGCGAAGAGCAAGGCGCTGAAATGCTAGGTGCAGAGCCAGGCATGGGCGGCGAGCCAGATCTAACTGCTGAGCCAGACATGACTGCTGAACCAGATGCAATGAACGCAGGCGAAGGCGATCTAGCTCCTATCGATGACTTTGCAGCAGCAGAGCCAGCAGTAGGCGGAGCCGAAGCAGCAGGTCGCGAACAACGCGAAAGCATTGATCGCAGCAATCGTTTATTAAAAGTTCTAGCAGGATGAAATTTTTCGACATCACCAACGAAAGTGATTTTCTAAAAATCAGAGAGTTGGCTCCTGCTATGGCTCCCGCTGGTCCGGGAGCTGCTCCAGCAGCCCCTGGTGCAGCACCTGCACCCGGAGCACAACCTGTTGTCGATCCAGCAGCACAGGCTAAGATGGCAGCAGCACAAGCCAAGGATCTAATGGATAGAAAGAAGCAGGTACAAGACCAGATCAAACAGACTGAACAACAGTTACAAGATCTAAGAAAACAACTGGCAGAACTAGGATGAGAATATTTGAGTTTGCAGATAGAGGCGTCGAGAAATATATTATTGTTCTCAGAAACCTTATTGGCCGTGCTGCTAGTAGAAAAGCCCCAGCTAAGTTAAACTGGGGTGGTCTTAATAGACTTGTTGGATCTACTGGAAATGAAGTTACGGCCGACTACGAAACATTCAAAGCCATGTACGATTCGACTCCTGCATTACAAACTCTTGTAAAAGATTTTAATCAAAACGGTATCGAGCTCAACGTGCCTGGAGCTCCGGAAGAAGCTCCAAAAGCTAGCGGTACAGCACAGCCTCAAGATAGTCAAGCAGCAGTTGATCAAACAGCAGCTTCGGCAGCAGCAGGCCAGTTGGCACAGAGTCAAACTACTCCCCAGGTTTGACCTTTAGTTTGTTATCCTGTAATATATACAGGATGACAACAACTATTTTAACTCCTCCACCATTTATAGAAAAGTTTCAGTACAAAGGCTGTAAACAAATCAACGACCCCGTAACACGCAAACGTGTATATCAAACTCCAGATGGAGAATGTCTGCCCAGTGTTACAACTATCCTTTCAGCAACAAAGGATATGACGCATCTAAATGAATGGAAGAAGCGAGTAGGCGAACAAAAAGCACAACAAATCACAACTGAAGCCGCAGGCATAGGCACTGCGATGCACGGCAATCTAGAGCGGTTTTGTGCAGGATTAGAGCGCCTTCCGGGCCAACATCCTGTGCAGGTGCAAGCACACAAGATGGCAGATGTTATCATTGATAACGGACTCAGCAAGGTAAATGAAATCTGGGCCATGGAGCAGAGTTTGTACTTTCCGGGCCTGTTTTCGGGTACAACTGACCTAGTGGGTGTACACGAAGGCGAACCTGCTGTAATGGATTACAAGCAGACAAACAAGCCAAAGAAATCAGAGTGGGTAGAAGATTATTATCTACAGCTAATGGCCTATATATTAGCACATAATGAAGTCTATGGTACAGACATCCGTAAAGGTGTTATCTTTATGTGCAGTAGAGACTTTCAATATCAACAGTTTACACTAGAGCCAAAAGACTTTAACAAGTGGCAGGACGCTTGGCTCAATAAAGTAGAGGAATACTACAGTCAAGCTAGATAAATATCCTATAACAGGAAAAATATATGGCTGTCGTACAGATAAGTAAAATCCAGATCCGTAGAGGTCTAAAGAATTCGGGGATAGGCGTTCCTCAACTAAGTTCTGCTGAAATGGCATGGGCTATTGATAGTCAAGAACTATACATCGGAAATGGCAGCATTGCAGAAGGTGCTCCTTATGTTGGTAACACAAAGATACTAACAGAAAACGATAATCTGTTGAGCCTAGCATCTAGTTACACATTTGGTTATACTGATCCTTCTATTAACCTATCCTTGCCTCGCAGTATTCAAAGTAAGCTAGACGAGATACAGGTTAGTGTTGCTGACTATGGTGCAGTAGGCGACGGTTCTACAGACTGTGTTGAAGCATTTACTAATGCGGTAACTGAGTTATTTAGAAATACAAATCCTGATTATAAAAAAGTTTTACTTGTACCCAACGGCGAATACCTGTTCTTGTCCGACCTAAAGATTCCTAGTGGAACTATTGTCAGAGGCGAAACTAAGTTAAACACCGTACTGTTGATCAATGACAACAACATTCTATTTGTCACAAGCGAAGGACTAGAAGTTGCAGACTTTAACAGCAGCAATCGTCCTGTTAATATCGAGATTTCAAATCTAACTATTCAAAGACAAAACGGTGAAACAGTATTCACGGGTGTTGCTGATTCCAAAATAGAAAATGTAAGATTTGTTGGAGAGTATTCTTTAGGTAACACTATAGGATCATTAATAACACAGGCAAGTGCAGTGTTTTGGGAAAACAGTCTAGCAGGAACTAGAACAACAGGATTGAAGTTTATCAACTGCGAGTTTGACAGCAATGCTGTAGCAGTTAGATGCGACAACTATGTTGTAGATTCGACAAGCCCGCCTGTATTTAGAACAGACATATTGTTTGATTCCTGCACTTTTGCAGCCGTCGATACAGCAGTGCTCGTTACTACAGATGCTCTGTTAATCAGCCAGGGCAATGATTGGCAGTTTAACGATTGCCTATTTGAAGAAGTTGCAAATCGTGCAATCTACACAACTGGCCCAGGAAGAGGTACATTGGTAAATCGTTGTACATTTAAAAACTGTGGTAATGGCGTTGGATCTGCTGGTAACCCAACAGTTGAAATCATTGCCTTTGGAGACCAGTTAGGCAACGTAGTAACTGACTGCTCGTTCAACAGACATCAAAATGCTTCCGTAGTTTCTCTTAACACTACCAAAGCAGTATCCGAAGTAGTTAATGCAGCCAATGTTTCCATTGTTGATAAGAACTCTTCAGATATCTATCTATCGGACAGCTTAAGAACTTTGGCAGTATTCTCTGCTCATAATAAGTTTACCACGATCAACTATACATTGAGATTGAGTTCTCATGTAAGACACGGACAGATTACCATAACCATCGACGATGACTACTCGTCAGCATCCCTATCTGATAACTATCAGTATTCGGCATCAACTATAACAGCACCAGGAGGAGCACTAATGACCAACTTTGAATTTGCAGTGGAACTCAGAGATAACGACGCAGACAGCGGCGTTGAAACACTAGTGCTTTATTATAAGAACCCACTAGCGACAGGAGCCACTGGAACTATTTCCTATAGCGTGGCTTACGGTGTTTGATCTATACGGAAACAACAGACTAACAACTTGGAAAGAATTTAGGGACAGTTTAGAAGTAAGCAACGATCCGTTAGAAGATGTTGTTTTATTTTGGAGCCGTGCCCCATTTGTTAGTCCCTACCTCAATCCGGAAAATACTTCCGAATGGCCCGATCCATGGCATTTAGTACTTGATAATAAGTACGACGACCTTGCTATTGCCCTCGGAATGCTGTACACTATTAAATTAACACAGCGGTTTATGGCCAGCGTTTGTGAGATACATACGTCTATGCTTTCTGATGAAAAGCAACCTAGATATTTTCTAGTTGTTGATCACAAGCATGTTTTAAACTTTGAATATAAAACGGTACTTGACATTAAAGACTTGGATAATATCCAAGCCAGGCTGATATGGTCAAAAACTGATGCGTTATAAATATCAGTCTAGAAGAAATATAACATTGAGGCGTAGATGGAAATCACAGTCATTAAGAGAAATGGAAATAAAGAGCCACTGGCAGTTGAAAAGTGGCAAGCGCAGATTGCAAAAGTCTGTAAGGGTATAGCAGATGTAAGTCAGTCAATGATTGAAATCAAAAGTCAACCGCACTTTTATGATGGGATTACAACTAAAGAAATAGATGAAATCACATTAAGAGCGATTGTTAATCTTATTGATGTAGAATCAAACCCAGATATCTGTAATACCAACTATCAATACGTAGCAGGCAAACAACGCCTTAGCATGTTACGTAAAGATGTTTACGGGGATTATAAGCCGCCTCACTTATACGATATCGTAAAGAAAAACGTAGAGATTGGTCTGTACACTCCGGAACTGCTTGAGTGGTACACAGAAGACGATTGGAACCGCATGAACGAAATGCTGGACCATGAGAAAGATGAAGAGTATTCTTATGCAGCAATCGAACAACTGATTGAAAAATATTTGGTCAAGAATCGTGCTACCAAGGAAATCTATGAAACACCACAGATTCGATACATGGTCGCTGCGGCAACTGTGTTCCATAAAGAAGAACCAAACAGCGCCCGTATGCGCTACATCAAGGAATATTATAATGCGGCTAGCGATGGCTTGTTTACTCTCGCTACACCTGTGCTTGCTGGGTTGGGGACTCCTACTAAGCAGTTTTCTAGTTGTGTCCTTATTCGTTCCGACGACGACCTCGACTCCATCTTTGCCTCGGGAGAGATGATGGCCAAGTATGCTAGCAAGCGAGCTGGCATCGGTTTGGAGATTGGACGTCTACGTTCGTTAGGATCTCCCATCAGAGGTGGCGAGATTCAACACACAGGTATGATACCATTCCTGAAAAAATGGTTCGGTGATTTAAGGAGCTGTTCACAAGGTGGAATTCGTAATGCATCTGCTACTGTCTTTTATCCCATTTGGCATCATCAGTTTGATGATCTCATCGTTCTCAAGAACAACCAAGGTACAGAAGAGACACGAGTACGACACATGGACTACGGGGTTGTGCTCTCGGCGTTCTTCTGGCGTAGATTTAAAAACAAAGAAAACATAACGTTCTTCGATCCTAACGAAGTACCGGACTTATACGAAGCATTCTATAAAGACACTGCTAAGTTTGAAGAGTTATATGTAAAGTATGAAAAGCAATCAGGTCTACGCAAAAAGACCATGAGTGCAGAAGAAGTGTTCAAGGGTGGTATTCTAAAAGAACGCACGGACACAGGTCGAATATATCTTGTATTCATTGATAATGTAATGAACCAAGGACCTTTTGATCCAGAGTATCACACGATTTATCAAAGTAACTTGTGCTGTGAGATTCTATTACCCACACGTCCATTCAAACGATTAGACGACGATGCTGGACGCATAGCGTTATGTACACTGGGATCTATCAACTGGGGTGCGTTCCGGAACCCAGAGGATATGCGTAGAGCCTGTAGGATTCTACATCGTAGCCTGAATAACATCCTTGACTATCAAGACTTCTTGAGCATTCAGAGCAAGTTGTCAAACGATGAAATCCGTCCCTTGGGAATTGGTGTTACTAACCTAGCCTATTGGCACGCCAAGCGTGGTTTGAAGTATGGTGACGCAGATGCTCTTGCAGAAGTTAAAACTTGGCAAGAACATCAGTCATACTATCTCACAGAGATGTCAGTTGAGTTGGCCAAGGAACGTGGCAAGTGCCTAGGTTCAGATCAAACACGTTACGGTCAAGGTAAGTTTCCATGGGAACTACGTGCTAAGGGTGTTAATGAACTAACAGACTTTACACCGGAACTAGACTGGGAAACATTACGAGCACAAATGATCCAATACGGTGTTCGCAATGCTACTAATGGAGCCATTGCTCCTGTTGAGTCTAGCTCAGTTGTTATTGGTTCAACCAACGGTATTGAAATGCCAATGAGTTTGATCAGTACTAAAGAATCAAAGGCCGGATCTTTCACACAGGTTGTACCTGAGTATCACAATGCCAAGGTTCGTAAGAACTATCAGCTGATGTGGGAGCAGACAGACTGTGAAGGTTACCTGAAGACCAGTGCGGTATTGGCTGCTTACACTGATCAAAGTATCAGCACCAATACATTCTACAATCCAGCAAACTATCCTGATCGAAAAGTTCCGACCACATTGATTGCCAAGAACTTGATGCAGGCACACATGTGGGGTATCAAGACATTCTACTACAGCTTGATTAACAAGGCAGGCAGCAAACAGACCGCAGAAGAAGCACCGTCCCAAACACCGTTGGCTGTTATTGATTACGATGATGCAGAAGATTGCGAGGCCTGTAAGCTATGACCTTTAGCTTTATTAGAAATGTGTTAAAGGAAGGAAAAGAACACAAGTTAGAAATCCTTCCTTTGCCATATGATGCTAACGAGTTAGACCCTTCTGTTTCAGAAGATACTATCAAGTATCACTATGGAAAGTTAGCTAAGACCTACGCTGAACGTTATAATAACAATGAAGGCGATCCTGACTTCAATAAAGCAGGCGTCTTCTTGCATAACATTTTGTTTCAGCAGTATCAAGCACCAAAAGGCTCAAACAAGCCTAATGGTTGGATTGAAGACTTTATCATTGATCACTATACTACTTTTGATCTGTTTAAAGAAGAGTTTGAAAAAACAGCAATGGGGGTTCAAGGTAGTGGTTGGGTTTATCTAGCCAAGGATGGCACAATCAAAACTATTAAAAATCATCAGGTCAAAAAAGATATTGTGGTATTAGTTGATTGGTGGGAACATGCTTGGGCACTAGACTACCAACACGATAAGAAAAAGTATTTAGAAAATCAATGGAAGATTATAAACTGGGACCACGTTAATGTTAGAAACAATATGTGATATTATGGTAGACGCTTATAAGCGTAACTGGATTACAAGTCGTGATGGCAATGTAAGTATTCGTCACCACGACCGTGATCACTTTTACATTACACCTAGTGGTGTGCGTAAGCAAACTCTACAACCTGATCAGTTTAAGAAAATCAGTATTCATGGCTTACTATGGCAAGAAGAATTTTATTCTGATATTAGTGCCAACTTAAAGCCTAGTGGTGAAATACCACTACACTTTGGATTACAACGGGCAATGGGACAGCATAGCAATGATGTCCGTGTAGTAGTTCATGTTCATCCCACATATTGTATTGCGGCCATGCACGCCGGTATTGATCTAAGTACTATTAGCTCAGCGTTTCCGGAACTTAATCGCTATACGAAGGTTGCACCTAACGTAGGAGATGTACCACCTATCAGTCAAGCACTTGCTGACCAGTGCCATAAGAACTTACAGTTAGACAGCAACGGAAATATTGCCTATGACATTGTAGGTATCAAAGGACATGGCGTGGTTGCCATCGATACTAGTCCATGGCGTGCTTACGAGCATATTGAAAGACTAGAACACATCTGCAAGATAGTACTTGCTTCGGGAAAATATTAAAATGTCAAAACAACAATACAATCTAACAACAAAAACAGACTATCTTAATCGCAAGATGTTTCTAGATCCAGCAGGTCCAGTCACTATTCAACGATTCGAAGAAGTCAAATATAAAAAGATCGCAGACTTTGAAACAACTGCTCGCGGTTTCTTTTGGGTTCCAGAGGAAGTTTCGCTAACAAAAGACAGTCAAGACTTTAAGGATGCCAGTGATGCAGTCAAGCATATCTTTACCAGTAACCTATTAAGACAAACAGCACTTGATAGTTTGCAAGGACGTGGCCCAAGTCAAATCTTTACTCCGGTCGTTAGTCTGCCAGAGCTAGAAAGTCTAATGTTCAACTGGAGCTTCTTTGAAACTAACATTCACAGTCGTAGCTACAGTCACATCATCCGCAATATCTACAACGTGCCCAAGGAAGTATTCAACACTATCCACGATACTACAGAGATTGTATCTATGGCATCTAGTGTAGGCAAGTATTATGATGATCTACATCTAATCAACTGCCGTAAAGAAATCGGCGAAGTGATTACAGAGCACGAACACATCAAGGCAATCTGGTTAGCACTAAATGCCAGCTATGCACTAGAAGCATTCCGCTTTATGGTTAGCTTTGCTACAAGCCTAGCAATGGTTGAGAACAAAATCTTTATCGGCAATGGCAACATCATCAGCTTGATTTTACAAGACGAGTTGTTGCACAAAGGATGGACTGCCTACTTGATCAATCAAGTTGTCAAAGAAGATCCACGCTTTGCTAAAATGAAGATCGAGTGCGAAGCAGAAGTCTATGCACTCTACATGGATGTTATCCGCGAAGAGAAAGAGTGGGCAGAATATCTATTCAAGAAAGGTCCAGTTATTGGGCTTAACGCAAACATCTTAAAAGAGTTTGTCGATTATACTGCTCGTGATGCACTGCATCAGATCGGTATCAAATATCTTGCACCTAGTCCAAAGTCAACTCCTATTCCTTGGTTTAACAAGCATAGCGATACCAGCAAGAAGCAGACAGCACTACAAGAAAATGAAAGTACTAACTATGTCATTGGTGTAATGAGTGAAAAGTTAGATTACGATGAACTACCGGCTATATAAGATTTAAAGTTTATTAAGGAAGAAAAATGAAAGCAACAGTTTGGTCTAAGTACAACTGCCCATTTTGCGAACAGGCAAAGGGATTGTTAAAAATGAAAGGCATCGAGTTTGAAGAAAAGAAAATCGGTGATGGTTACACTAAAGAAGATCTATTAGAAGCAGTACCAACAGCACGTACAGTTCCGCAGATCTTCTTAGGCGAAGAACTAATCGGCGGATATACAGAACTCAAAGCACATCTACAAGGATAATATGTTAATCGATAAAGGCGCAACAGAAGGCGAAGTAGTAACGCTAAAACTTACTAGCGGAGAAGAGCTAGTGGCAAAGTTAGTAGAAGATGGACCTATGTTTTATAAACTAGGAAGACCTATGGTACTAACTATGGCACAACAAGGACTAGGAATGGTTCCTTACCTGTTTACTGTAAATCCGGACAAGGACGTTAAACTGTTCAAATCTACAGTAACAGTCATTGAAGCAACTGATAAATCGTTTGCTGATGCATATATTCAGCAGACTACCGGTATCAAGTTGGTGTAAATAAAAGATAATGACAGCACCTACCATCAACCCGTCCAACTCGCCCTCTACTTCGGTAGGCGGGCATTTTCTAGTCCCGCACACACATAACTTTACATCTGTTGTGGGCCTACGGTTCGGTCCCGATGGTAGAGTTGAGCCCGTATACGATTCTGCTGACGTTAAGGCAAATAATCAAGTTATTGCTCTCTATAACGCAGCTACACCTAAATCAGCTTTTAGTCAAAGTACTGTTCCTCCAGTTACAGTTATACAGGCTGTACAGAACGAAGATGGAGAAGATACTAGTCGTGGTAAAGCTGAAGCTGATCGATTCCTTTCTGAAGGAAAAATCACTAAGAAAGAATACGAAGAAATCACTAAAGAAGTTAAACCTGCTGGAACAGGAACTCCTCCTAGTGCAGTAACAGTTAGAGGACAGGACATTACTCCTGTAAGCGAAGGTGACTTTAAGATGTCTACAGTGTTGACGCCTAGTGGCACCACACTGGGCGATATGATTTCTAAAGTAACATTTCCTAGAACTATTCCCCAACTCAGCGAGGGATATCCGGGAATGACACCTGCACAGATTGTTAACAATCTTGCAGCACTGGCACTTAACATTGTTGAACCAGTTAAGCGTCAATATCCAAAAGCCTTCCTTACCAACAGTTTCCGCCACGGTGCAAGTATCGGTGGAGGCCAACACGGAACTGGACAGGCCTGCGATATACAGATTCGCGGATTGTCGGCACACGACTATTACGATGTTGCATTATGGATGAGTAAGAACTTGCCATATGATCAACTGTTATTAGAATACATGCCAGGCAAGACAGTTTGGATACACGTAAGCTATGCGATACCTAATCTACCATATGGCGGAAAGTGGATATCTCAATCAAAACCTCAAAACAAACTAGCAACTCTGAGCGCAGCAGCCGGCGGTAAGTTTTTACCAAACCTACACCCGGACGTTGTAGTAGCAGCAGTACCGAATAGAGTAGTAGCAGCATAATGAAAAAGTTTTTATGGAACACACTGGGCTTCCTATGTTTAGGACTAGCCTACTTAGGAGTCATCACTCCTGGATTACCTTATAGTATTTGGGTAGTAGCCGCAGCCTATTGCTTCAGTAAAGGCAGCGAACGTATGCACAACTGGATTATGAATCACAAGTTGTTTGGACCATTCTTACGTAACTGGGGAGAGAAACGTGTCTTCCCACAGAAGATGAAATACTTTATGTTAGGCATGATGAGTCTAAGTCTAGTTCTTATGTATCTAGGCAATGTCAAACTCATCGGCATAATCAGCACCGCAGTCTTTATGGCCATTGTTGCTGTTTGGGCCTGGCGATATCCTTCCTCTGTTGAGGAGCACGACCGTAGAAAAGAAACAGGAGAGAAGATCGGATGGCTAAAATAAACATAGACCAACTAGTCGAACTGGCATTTGCAGTAGAAGAAGGTGACCCCTTCGATTGGAATACCTTTAAACAGGGTAAAGAGCAGGCAATGAAAATGATTGCTGCAAGTATTCTAGAACAGTTTGACAAAGACGAAGTTACAGACAATGATCATGTTATCATGTTAGCAACTATCACTAAGTTAGTTACTGAAAACATGATTCTTCACGCACAACTAATGCAGGCAAAAAAATGAAATGCGAAGCTGGCGATCTAGCCAAAATCATTCATAGCATACGTCCTGCTAACATAGGTAAGACTGTGTTAGTTGACAGCTACATTGGACACTTCAAAGCAGGAGAATCTTTCTTCTTCCGAGGCGTAGAATGTAAAGCTATCATTACTGATCACTTCTGGTGGGTAGCTACTGATTACGGACTTACCAATATGTTAGGTGACACACCTAAAGCCTATATCCCGGACACTTGGTTAGAGCCTATTCGTCCAGAAAAACAAATCCAAAAAGAGAAAGTAGATATTGACATCTTTGCTTAAAGATGTTTAAATATAAGTTATTGCTGTATGAAGCGATGAGAAATAAGTTCAAGACGCGGGGGCAGTGCCCGCCAGGTCCACCAAAAGCACATACATCGCTTCTCACCTGAAATAGTGCGATGGTACAGACGATAGTGGTGAAGTAATGTCTGCTTATGTGTGCTTTTGATGGGCCTGACACAGGATCGATTGGGCAAAGAGTAACAGAGTGGACAGCTCGGCAAAGCAGAAGCCGTAGGGTTGGGGTTTCCCGGCCGTAGACGCAAAAAAAGTAAACGCAAACGACTCAAAGTTCGCATTAGCAGCCTAAACACTGCTTAGGGTAGGAAATACCTCGTAACAGAAACTACCAGAAAGGCTACTCCGGTAGCCTTTCTTTATTTGGAATAATATATGATAGGCATTGACATTACTAGAATATCGAGATTTGAAATGATGACTCATTTCCCAGCTTTTCTTAAGAGATTTAATGTCGAAGGCGATGATGCTGTCTCTGCGGCTAAGACATGGTCCTGTCTTGAGGCCATAGTAAAAGCAGAAGGTCGATCATTTGCCTACAATAAAATAAGGATTAGATTTCCTGCAAATAGTTCTCCAGTAGTAGAAGATCCAGAAGGTATCTTACAAGGATCTTATGCACTGTCACTAAGTCACGACGATGACATATTAGTAGCAGTTGCCCTACGGCTCATTTAAAAAAACTATTGCTGCCATAAAAATATATTAGATAAAATCTATTAAAAACGCTTGGTCTATAGCGTAAATAAAAGTATAATATTAAACATAGAACAACAAGTTCTTAATTTTCATTTCACACACAAAGGAGAAACAGATGAAAACAATCGGCGATAAACTAACAGCATTTGCAGTAACAGGTGTCAAGCCAGGACAACCAGAAGATGCATATTTCACAATCACAGACCAAAGCTTCGAAGGCAAGTGGAAAGTGATCGTGTTCTATCCAAAGGACTTTACATTCGTATGCCCAACAGAAATCGTAGCATACGATAAGTTGAACCAAGACTTTGCTGACCGTGATGCAGTATTGCTAACAGGTAGTACAGACAACGAGTTCTGCAAAACAGCTTGGCAAAAAGCACACCCAGATCTACAGAAAATCACTCACACTCAGTTTGCTGACACACAGCGTGGTGAGTTGAGCTTGGTTGAACAGCTAGGTGTGTTCTACGCACCAGCAGGTGCTGCACTTCGTGCAACATTTATCGTTGACCCACAAAACGTTATCCAGCACGTTACAGTAAACAACCTAGATGTTGGTCGTAGCCCAGAAGAAACTCTGCGTATTCTTGACGCATTGCAAACTGGTGAGCTTTGTGCTTGCAACCGTACTATCGGCGGCGAAACACTTTAATCAGGACTAACATGTTGGATTGCTTGATCATCGGAGATAGTATTGCTGTAGGAACTAAAATGTTCCGTCCAGAGTGTGTGGATTATGCACAGGGTGGGATTACCAGTCATGGATGGAATAAGAAGTACGGCAATAATAATCTATCAGCTAAATCTGTAATCATTAGTCTAAGCACAAATGATTGGGAAAAAGCAGACACTTACGGTATGTTGATGAACATACGAACAAAAGTGACAGCTGATAGAGTCTTCTGGGTATTGCCCAATGAAGAATCTAAACCTGATGCTGTCAGGCATGTCCAACGTGTTGCGGCTCAGTTTAACGACACTGTTATTCCTACCACACGTTGGCAGAAAGACAAAATCCATCCAAGTTGGGCCGGTTACAAAAACATTGCGGAGAAAACAAAATGACAGCATGGGTAGACGCTCTTAAAGAGTCAAGCATCCCTGAGTATGCTAGAGACACAAAACTCAATATTGACGCAGTTATCAAACGTTCAACACTGCCAGTTGAAGAAGCTGAAGCTGTTGCACTAGCGGCAGCATTTGCAACAGGCAATAGCAAGCTATGGACTTGGATTCATAGTCAGCTTGCAGATCGTAAAGAAGCAGATGCTGCCTTGACAGCCGCTAGCATTATGGCTCAAAACAACGTCTGGTATCCCTACGTTGAAATGGCCGATGACGAGCAGCTGAAAGGCTTGCCAGCACAGTTACGCATGAATGCTATTGCAAGCCACGGCGGAACTACAAAGGCTCGTTTCGAAGCCTATAGTTTGGCAGCTAGTATTGTGGGCAAGTGTCACTTCTGCGTTAAGGCACACTACGAAACACTCAAGAAGGAAGGCTATACTGTAGAACAACTTCGTGACATCGGACGTATTGCCGCAGTAATGACCAGTGTTGCTAGAGTAGTAGCTAACTGATAGACTTGACAACCTCCAAACTTTCTGTTATACTAGTCCTATAGTTTAACAAGTTTGGAGGTTTCTTTTGAGTATGCATTTAGAAGGCCCGTGGCTCAGTACCACAGGCAAGAAAAAAGGCAAGAAGAAATTTACTTCTGCCGAATCTAAACGAAAGTTTGAAGAACAAGCAGCAAGCTGGCAAGCTATCCTAGACAAATACGACAACAAGAAAGTTGTCAAAGAAATAAAGAAAACACTAAAAGATGTATACAAGTTGGATGTACCTCCTGGTCGTAGCAGTCGCCACATTCCTAGCCGTGACACAGGTATGGTTCCGTGTGTAAAAGCCCCAGATAAAATCTACACCGGAGACAAGATTAAAGGCATTGGCACAATGCACAAGAGCAATGCAGTGCCGGTGTTCAGCGATGAAGAAGCTCAAGATATTGCCAAAATGCGTCGATAATCACCGGTTTCGCCCTGTGATATTGGATTATGAGGTATATATTACTACGTTTCGCAAAGAAACTAAGATAGTTGGTTTGATTTAATGGGATTCATTTTATTAAACCCGCGGGTCTTGGCCAATGAGAAACCCGTATTTTCGGGAAGCCAAGGGTCGCCAAAGGCACACAAGTTATGAGATTGTGCGTCCAATGGAGACAACTACACGAAAGTAGGGTTCTTTCAGAGCCTCGTGAAGTTAACTCCCTTTATGTAATGCGATCAGCAATGATCGCACCAAGTCAAAGGAGGACTTATGGAAAAAGCATTAAGGCTTACTGCCTTTATTTTAGGTATTGTTTTGGTATCGTTTCTTGTAATGAAAGTAACAGATACCAAGTTCAATAACCTTCGTGAACGAAATGGCTACTACAGCCAAGATGTCGTTACAATCAAAACCAGAGAAAGACAACTAGATTGTCTTGCCCTTAATATCTATAGAGAAGCAGGACACGAAAGCTTCGAAGGTAAAGTTGCTGTTGCACAGGTTACTATGAATCGTGCGGCACACCCAGACTTCCCAAAAGATATCTGCGGTGTCATTTATCAGAAAAGTGTTATAATGGAAAAAGTCGTATGCCAGTTCTCATGGTACTGCGAATCAGGATCCAAGGTAGCGCCTTTACAAAATGCTGCCTATAAAGAAAGTTATGAAGTTGCTAAGAAGGTGCTATTGGAAGGATTCAAACTTGACGTCTTAAAAGAAGCACTGTACTATCATGCAAACTATGTCAATCCTAAATGGAACTTAGACAAAATCGGAAGTATCGGTAATCACATTTTCTACAAACCCAAAGACAAAGGAACTAAAAAATGACAGACTTTAATCTTCAACTGTTCAAAGAATCTATCCTTGCTAAGTTCTCTTCAGTCTCTGCAGAAACATTTGGGTGGTTAGCAGTGTTGGTATTACATGCCGCAACTGTTCCAAGTTTGCTCGCAGTAATGAGTGGACTTACAGATCGCTTGCCTGGTGTGGATCTAGTATTGCTAGTTTGGTCCGGTCTTACATTGTTGTTCATCAAGGCAGCAGTACAGAAAGACATGCTCAATATCATTACAATCGGCCTGGGCTTCATTGTTCAAGCAGTAATGATGGCACTGATTTTCTTTAAATGATACAGTTTCTTGAAGACCTTGTTCCTAGTTCTCTAGCAGACAAACTAGAGCAGGTTTTCACAGACGATGATTGTGTTTGGAACCTAGCATCAAGCTGTGGAGGATATAGTCAAGCATATCCTTCCTTAGATGTAGAAGTTCTAGACACACATCAAATGTACCATTCTTTGGTAGTAGACAATCAACCAAAATCTGCTATCACTGCTCTTGCAATGTGCGTGATGTTTTTTCTGGAACAACGAACCGGAATATATCCAAAACATGTTACTAGAGTAAAAGCAAATCTTTTATTTCCTGTATTCAAAAATAAAAACCAATCACATCCTGTTCACACTGATAGACACGAAACAGAATCTTTATCCATGGTCTACTATCTTAATGACAGTGACGGACCCACTAGATTCTTCGACGAACAAGGATCTGTTGTTAAAGAGATTTTTCCAAAAAAAGGATCAGCTGTACTGTTTCCGTCAACTGTAAGACACGCTAGTTCTTGCCCAATAGACAATGCAAAACGCATAGTTATTAACTATGTTTTCTTTCCTAGATAATTTGGTTAACATAACGGTTGACTTTGGATAGCCACGGTGTTATACTTTTAACACTGAAAACACACACAGAAAGGTCAGTTATGATTCGTTACAAGTATCGCGTATACCTTCAAGGTCGTACATTCGATACAGTCTTTGAATGTGCTACTGCTAGCGAAGGCGAAGCAGCTCTCAAGGCACAATACGGCTGTAATGTAGCATGGCTCGGTCGAGCTTAATATTGATCACACACAGAAAGGCACATATGAAAAAAGCTCTATTCCTTATTCCCTTCGTTGCATTGATGACTGCATGTTCTTCAATGAAAGAGATCGAAGAACGCAAGACCTACGCTCAACCTGACTGGTATCAGGAATGCCAACAAGCTGGTGTTAAAGGCTACTTCTGGTGGAAGAAAGAGTTCGCTTATGCTTGCGGTGGCGGCGAGTCTATTCACGCACAGGCAGCAGAAGAACAGATGTATGCTATTGCAATGAACAACTTTGCAAAACGCATTAACTCAGAAGTCAACAGTGAAACGACCCTTGATTTTGTCAATGACAAAAAGAACACACGAACAAAGATTTCGTATGTTGTTAAGAGTACAACTATTCGTGAACACCTGAAAACTGAGACAGCACAGTTTACCATGAAAGGTCGTCACTATACATTTGTTCGTCTAGAAATGCCCAAGGCTGTGTTTGATCAACTGATCGCAGAAGCCAAGGCATCGAAAGCAGAGCAATGAAATATCTATTAGTTCTGATTGCAATGGCTTTAACGGGATGTTCGTCATCTCCAAAGGTTGTTGCACAGAAGCCACAATACTGTTACACCAGTCAGAAGATTGTTACTGAAGACAAAGAAGTAGTCAGTAGTCGCACTGAAGTTGACTGTACAGATGATCAAATCAAACGTCTAGCAGTTGCTAGGATAGGCATGGCTCCTAACTGTGGTGAGTTTACCTATTGGATGAATATCGGAGGAAGCAATGTTCAACGCAAAGGCATCAGTTGTCAAAAGCTGGATGGTAGTTGGGAAGTTGTTAATACTTCTGGCCGGTAACGCCTACGCCGATAACATTGGCAATCCAAGATTCTTCGAGTACCAAGCTAGTAATATTGCCAATAGGCTGTTAGAACTCAGCTTCGGCTGGTATAAGACTCTTGACTTAGATCAAAAAGCCGCGTACTATCAGAGTATAACACATGCCTTGATGTATGCAGAAAACGGAGAGGCAGTAAGTTGGTATGAAAGAGATGCTAGCGGACTGTCTGTTCCTGTTATAACCTGGCCCACAGGTTCTGGATACTGTCGAAGGCTGCACATTAAGGCCATTGCTTACAATACAGAAAAAAACATTACACGCACTGCCTGTTTTGAAAATGCTAGTAGTAAATGGCAATGGCTGAGGGAATAAATATTTGTTCATGAAAATAAATCTTGGTGATCGTATAATAGCCTATTTGGCGTTAATCAGTGGGTTGACGATCTCGTCAGTCGCCGTTTGGTACTCTGTTGCTGGCCTGGTATCTATCTTTGCCGCAGCCGCAGTGCCCATTATTGTAATGGGTGTGACCTTAGAAATCAGTAAACTTATAGCTACTGTATGGCTGAAGTTAAACTGGAATCGTGCCCCACAGCTTATCAAAATATACCTATGCGCAGCCATTGCAATACTGATGGTTATTACCAGCATGGGTATCTTTGGCTTCCTAAGTAAAGCACACAGTGATCAAAGTCTAGTGTCGGGAGATGTACAAAGTAAGATCGCTGTCTATGACGAAAAGATTAAAGTAGCAAAGGAAAATATCGATGCTAACCGCAAAGCACTCAAACAAATGGATGAGGCTGTGGACCAAGTTATGGGTCGAAGCCAAGACGAAAAAGGTGCGGACAAGGCAGTTGCGCTCCGTAGAGGGCAGGCCAAAGAACGCACTCGATTACTTTCTGAGATTGCAGCCGAACAGAAAGTTATTGCCCAGCTTAGTGAAGAACGGGCACCCATCGCCGCTGAAGTACGCAAGGTGGAAGCAGAAGTTGGTCCGATAAAATATATCGCGGCGTTTGTTTATGGTGATAATCCAGATGCCAATGTATTAGAGAAAGCCGTTACATGGGTAATCATTATCATTGTGTCAGTGTTTGACCCATTAGCAGTTATTCTATTGCTAGCAAGTCAGTACAGCTTCCAGTGGTTTAGACAAGCTCGAGAACAAGAAGAATCCACGGAGGGTGACAGCCCTGAAAAGGAATCTAACGACATAGTCGAAAGCACAGCCACTGTCACAGAACAAGCACCTGTTATAATCGAAAAGATTGAACCGCAACCGGTTTCTATTGTTGTTCCAGTAATACCTGAGCCCATAGTAGAACCTGAGCCAGAGCCAACTCCAGAACCGGTAGTGGAGTCAGCGCCAGTTGACGACGACATCGAAGAAATCGAATCGGCTCAACCTTCTGAAAAAGAAGCAATGAAAAAGTGGAAGGCTGAAAATCCCAATGATTCATTGAAGCACCAAAAGAAGTTGTTGGAAAGAGGAATGATTTCTAGATTGCCTTGGGAAGACTATCTAAAGGCACAACCAGATGTATCAGATGCTGAGGCAGCAGAAGAAGCAGCCAAGTGGGCAATGGAACAGCTAGAACGACCCGGTGATTATCTTACATCGACCGAAAAGGGCTATGTACAGAACAGCGAACAGAGTAAATCAACTCTCTGGCAGAAAATACACAAGCCATGAACGAGCGGATTCTTTTAGTAACTAGTCCCGATGATATACAACAGGAAGGCTTGAGAGTATTGTTTGTAGATCTAGATACTGATCAAACACAAACAGTATCTCAAGCACTTAATCTTATCGAAGATTTCTCAACGATTGTTTCTTACATTTGGAAAGTTGGTGATGATATTGATTGGCTACTTGATAAAAAATACAAGTCCGATTTAATAATATTCAATGCCGACAGTGTTAATCAAACGATTGTGGGTTACATGTCAGCACAGCGTGACTCATACTATTTCGGCAACTTAAAATCTTTATCGAATGTAAATACATCTACCATATATTCAGCAGAACAATGTGGTCATTTACTTAATAGGTACATAAAGAAATATAATGAGCTATCGAAAATCTAAAGGAACATCTGTTCAAATAAAAGAAACAGAAAACATCAATGTGGCATTACGCCGCTTTAAAAGAAAGATCGAAGACTCGGGATTACTTGACGAGTTAAGAAAACGCGAATGCTACGATAAGCCTAGCATACATCGTAAAAAAGCCAAGAGCGCAGCCAAAGCTCGTTGGAACAAAAAACTTCGCGATCAATCCTTACCTAAAAAACTTTTTTAAATTTATCCATTAGTCTTGTACTTTCTCAACAGGAGATGTTACACTAATACTTTATAAGAAAGAACAGAAGATAATGCTAACTGATATTATGATCGACATGGAGACACTTGATGTACTCCCTACTGCAACTATTCTTACTATCGGAGCAGTAAAGTTTGACCCATTTGGTGATGACGTTAAAGATCCAACATGTGAAAAGTTTTACGTTCGGGTAGATGTTGACAGTTGTGATGCTATTGGCTGTACTGTAAGCCCTGCTACTTTAGAATGGTGGAGCAAGCAAGATCAAGCAGCTCAGGATGAAGCATTTGATCCTGCAAATCGTGTTAAGATTGAAGATGCTATGGCACAGCTCTATAAGTTTTGCTGGGGAGCAAAACGTGTATGGAGTCACGGTGCAGGCTTTGATGTTATCATTTGCGAACACCTATTTAGAAAGCTAGGACGAGCAGTTCCTTGGAGTTTCTGGGAAGTACGTGATACACGTACACTGTTTGACATTGGTATTAACCCTAATCGCCCTCCTGTTTTAAAGCATCATGCGCTGGAAGATGCTTGGAATCAAGCAGTGGGTGTCCAAAACGTTTACAAAGCCCTACGATCTTCTACTATGCTCGACGGAACTTATATCAGTCCTCTAGCGTCTCAGAGATAAATATTTTTTGTTAGCACCTAATGGGCTAACACCGGGCATAATGCCCAAATTAGATCTTACTTTATAAGGAGATAGACAATGTCTAAGATCATCGGTATTGACCTCGGCACCACCAATTCATGCGTGGCTGTTATCGAGAATGGAACTTCCAAAGTTATTGAAAATGCAGAAGGTGCAAGAACAACACCTAGTATCGTCGCCTATGCTCCGGACGAAATCCTAGTTGGTGCATCAGCAAAGCGTCAAGCAGTTACAAATCCCAAAAATACAATCTATGCAGCCAAACGTCTAATCGGACGTAAGTTTAAAGAACAGGCTGTACAAAAAGATCTTGATCTGATGCCCTATGAAATCTACGAAGCAGGCAACGGCGATGCATGGGTTCGTGCTCAAGGCAAAGAACTAGCACCCCCACAGATTAGCGCAGAAGTCTTGCGCAAAATGAAAAAGACAGCAGAGGATTATCTAGGTGAAGAAGTTACTCAAGCGGTTATCACAGTTCCCGCATACTTTAATGACAGCCAAAGACAGGCTACAAAAGACGCTGGTAAAATCGCCGGCTTGGAAGTACTCCGTATTATTAACGAGCCTACTGCGGCAGCTCTTAGTTATGGCGTTGATAAAACTGACAAAGCTGATCGCAAGATTGCTGTTTACGATCTTGGTGGCGGTACATTCGACGTATCAATCATTGAAATCGCGAATGTCGACGGTGACAAACAGATCGAAGTATTAAGCACCAACGGTGACACATTCCTTGGCGGTGAAGACTTTGATCAGCGTATCATGGATTTCCTAGTTGATACATTCAAACAGGAACAGGGTATCGATCTAACCAAAGACATGTTGGCCTTGCAACGTCTAAAAGAAGCTGCCGAAAAAGCCAAGATTGAGTTGTCTAGTTCTGCACAGACAGACGTTAACTTGCCTTACATCACAGCAGATGCTACAGGTCCTAAGCACATGAATGTCAAGATGACTCGTGCTAAACTAGAAAGTCTTGTTGACGAACTGATCCAGCGTAGTATTGCACCATGCAAGACTGCTATGCAAGATGCAGGCGTAACTGCCGCAGACATTGATGAAGTTATTCTTGTCGGTGGTATGACACGTATGCCAAAGGTACAAGAAGCCGTTGAAAAACTGTTCGGTAAGGCTCCTCGTAAGGATGTTAATCCAGACGAAGCTGTAGCCGTTGGTGCTGCTATTCAAGGTGCTGTTCTAGGCGGTGACCGCAAAGACGTTCTATTACTAGACGTTACACCATTGAGCCTGGGTATTGAAACACTAGGCGGTGTGATGAGTAAGTTGATTCAAAAGAATACAACTATTCCAACTAAGTCTAGTCAAACATTCTCAACAGCAGAAGACAATCAACCAGCTGTGACTATCAAGGCCTATCAAGGTGAACGTGAACTATGCCAACACAATAAACTGTTAGGTGAGTTCAACCTTGAAGGTATTGCACCAGCTCGTCGTGGACAACCACAGATTGAAGTTACCTTTGATATTGATGCCAACGGTATTATGCACATCTCTGCCAAGGACAAGAGCACAGGCAAAGAGAACAAGATCACCATCAAGTCTAACAGTGGACTAAGCGATGATGAAGTTCAACGCATGATTCGCGAAGCAGAAGAAAATGCCGAAGCCGATAAAAAAGCACGTACTCTTATTGAAACACGCAACCAAGCAGAAGCTATGGTGCATGAACTTAAGAAAGATACAGAAGATCTAAAAGACGAGCTTACCGATACAGAACGTAGCGATGCTGAAGCTGCTATCCAAGCAGTGGCAGATGCTGGCAATGATGTAGATGCTATCAAATCGGCAATCGAGAAACTGACTACAGTAGCAGTTTCCTTTGCACAGAAAAAACAGCTTAAAGAATCTGGTACAACACCAGACCAAGCTGCACAAAATGATGTAGTTGATGCTACTTTTACTGAGAGCAAAAACTAATCATAAAGAGTACTGTAATGGACTCTATTGATTCTTACTTTATAAGGAGAAACATATGAATCAACTAGCAAGAATAGACGCTTTAAATAGAGCATTGATCGGATTCGACACCATGTTCGATCAAATGGAACGCCGTTTTGCAAACAGCGTATCAAATAACTATCCACCTCACAATATCATTAAGGTTGGAGAAAATAACTACAAGATTCAGTTGGCAGTAACTGGTTTTAATAAATCCGAAGTTAATGTAACTGTAGAAAACAATGTGCTGATTGTCAAAGGTGAAAGCATGACAACAGAGTGGCCTCCTGAGGCTTACCTCTATCGTGGTCTTGCTACCCGTGACTTCGTCAAAGAGTTTCCTCTTGCCGAACACATTGAAGTAGTCGGAGCACAAATCGAAAACGGCCTATTGATCATCAGTTTAGTTCGCAACATTCCAGAATCTGCGAAGCCTAAAGTGATTGACATCGTTGAGATTAAGTAATATAATAAAGGGGAAGGAAACTTCCCCTGCAACATAACCCGGAGAAAACATGGCCGTAGACACACAAATTGACGAGAAGGTATCGATCAAAGTAGAACCACCAAAGATGTGGAAAGTAGTATTTTTAAACGATGACCATACTCCGATGGAATTTGTAATCGAACTGCTGGTAAGTATCTTTAGACATACTGAAAGCAAAGCTAAAGATCTTACTTTAGAAATTCATAATTCTGGTAGCGCAGTCGCAGGCGTTTACAGTCACGAGATTGCAGAACAGCGAGGGATGGAAGCAACACATCTTTCGAGAGCAAACGGATTTCCACTTCAAGTTCAACTAGAACAAGATTCCTAAAATGATTCATGGCGAGGACTTTAAATTTTTAAAGTATAAAAATGTAGGTACTCGCCAGTTTTCTTACTGGCTAACATTTCTTGATACAAGACCTAGCAATAGGCGATATGGTAAACGATCAAGAAAAGAATTAATAAACTTTTGGTCTTATAGTTTGGGCAAACTAGGAGATCGTTGGGAATACAGCGCACCTGGTAATGGAGAGTTTATTATCAAAGTTCATCAAGAAACTGATATCACAATAATGCTCTTGAAATATCACAGATAGTAAATAATCGCACTATGAGCCTAAAAGAAATCACCAAAGACCTCCACCACGAGGCAGAAACAACCAAGTTCGCTAAGATGCTACTCAGTGGCAAGATTGGCAAAGAAGACTACAGAAACTATCTGTATAACCTAATGGCAGTATACGATCCAATCGAATGGTATTGCCAGCGCCAGGGTTTCCTTGTTACAATGCCAGACTTACCCCGTCTAAAATCAATCTATGCAGACTTTATGGAACTAGACGACGGATCTTACTGTTACCTAACTCCAGCAACGCTTGAATACCAAGCATACTTACACAAACTAGGTAACGATGAACAACGCAAACACCTTGTTAAAGCGCATCTATACTGCCGCCATATGGGCGACTTATTCGGTGGTCAAATCATTAAGAAGCAGGTAGCACATATCAGCAAGGGTAAGTTCTACGATTTTGATAATGCCGATGCTATGAAGATGGCTATTCGAGTAACACTTACAGATGACCTAGGCAACGAAGCTCGTGTGGCATTTGAGTATGCTATCAAAATGATGCGAGATCTGTATCATGGAGAGTAAAGTTTGGGACTCACTGATTGCTGTACAACAGTACTTCGAAGAGTCATTTAATAATACAGGAAAGGAAGTCTATGAGACGGGTATGGATCGCTTTAACAGCCCTGGTTGGGTTAACCGTGTTTGGACCAGTGGGTCTTATCGTCGTGCTCACGTTGATGTTGTGGATGCTAGGAAAACAAAAGGACTCTGGATGATGCACTGCTGTGTGTTTCCACATACACACAATCCAGCACCGATCTTTGGTTTTGATGTTATTGCAGGCAAGAATAAAATCACAGGTTGCTTTTATGACTACAGCCCTGCAGGCGATCCTGAGCATCCTATGCTTGATTGGTTTGCAGACGAAGCACAACAACTAGAATGGGTCAAGACACGCAAGTTACCCGAGTGGGCAGAACGTATCTTTAGTACCAGTATGGTAGCTGCCGCTAATGTCAGTGACGAGACCGAACTTGCACAGATTGTAGACATGGCATATCGTGGAATCGATACTTACCTGCAATCAGTAGGCGATACCAACAATACAGCACATGACACAACATACGCACAAAACTTCTATTGCGAAAATCAAAAGATGAATCCACATACACCAAAAGTTATGGTTAGTCTTGGACTTAGCGAAGAAGACGTAAAGGTTTTTATCCAGGATTGTCTGTTTCCTGAAATCAAATAAATACTTGCATGAGAGCAAGTGATTTTGATAAAATAAAAAAAGACAAGTTTAAACCTAAACTGGTCGCAAGATGGTGGGGTGGTTACAACGGTAACTCTATCCCGCCTGATGTAAAGCCTTTATTTCAAAAACACGTTAAAACAGCCGCTAACGGCAAACAATACATTAATCAATACGACGATCGTTGGTATTATAGTGTATTCAAGAACTATCCACACATTACAGACTGGGATAGCTTTTTCGACGTAATCAAACCCTACTTTACCGTACAAAGAAAACAAGATATCTAAGGTTTTCTTGCTCTAGATTAAACTCAGCGTTTAATTGCTGCCCCCGTGTATCTAAATACTATACCGATTACCGGGAGCGAATCAATGAAAAGAACAATAGTAGGATTGGGGATTACTCTGGCTGTATGTACGGCACACGCAGCAGAAATCCAACATAGCTTTAATAGTCCGTCATTTAGTGGTGTAGGATATAGCAGCCATGTTCTTACACTTAAACAACTAGAAGATCAGCAGAAAGATAAAAACAAAGCTGCGATCGACGCATTAAAAGCTGCTGCTGAAAGAGACGCAGCAAATACTCCACAGGCTAGATTTAAAGCCAGCATGGAAACAAGAGTCTATAGCGAGTTAGCTAAACGCATTAGCGATAGCCTATTCGGTAGCACAACTACAGCACCTACCTGCAATGGCGGTGGATCCAGTTCTTCTAGCAGCCCTTGCGCCGCCATAGAGTTAGTGGGACAAAACATTTCTTGGTGGATTACAGGATCTAATATTATCGTTAGAATCCAAGATGCAAATGATCCTAACACATACACAGAAATGACCATGCCATATGCGGCATTTAGCATCTAAGGTTTAGAAAAATGAAAAGAACGATTATATCCTTAGCAATCATTGCATTATTGAGCGGCTGTGCAACAAGTTCGGCTATTCATGAAAAAGTCACAGGCAAACAATTTGACGAACCAGTGGTTGAACAAAGTACATACTTAAAGAAAGATACAAACAAGTTGAAGCCTCCAGCAACTGGTCCTATTCCTATTGCCGTATACGGATTCCAGGATAAGACTGGACAACGTAAGAGCATTCCGAACATTGCCAGTTTGAGTTCGGCAGTAACACAAGGTGCAGACAGCTATTTGATTAAGGCATTACAAGATGTAGGTGATCAGCGTTGGTTTACTGTTCTTGAAAGAGTTGGTTTAGAAAACCTAATCAAAGAGCGTCAAATGATTCGTCAAATGCGTGAGCAATATCAAGGTAAGGATGCAAAACCTTTGCCTCCTATGATGTTTGCTGGCGTAATAGTCGAAGGCGGTATTATAGGCTATGATTCAAACACTCTAACTGGTGGTAGCGGAGTTAGATTTTTGGGAATCGGAGCAACTACACAATACCAAAGCGATACTGTAACTGTTAACTTGCGCACAGTCAGCGTAAGCACAGGAGAAGTATTAACCAGTGTTACTATCACAAAAACTGTGTTGAGTTACATGGACAAGTTCGGTGTTCTGAAGTTTGTTGAGCAAGGTACACAAAGTATCGAAGCAGAAACAGGCGGCAGTATCAACGAAAGTATCAACAAAGCTGTGAACCTAGCAGTTCAAGCAGCCGTTGTTGGTACTATACATGAAGGTGCAAGAAAAGGGCACTGGAACTTTAAGGAGGAGAAAAAAGATGAGTTGGTTCAATCACAAACCCCGCCGCAAAGAGCCGCCGAAGCTGCACCCTCACAACCACAGTCCAGCGACAAAGAAAGCGCTGGATCAGGCAAAGCAGTTGAGTCCGACAAAACAAACGGACAAAAAGAAGTAAAATAACAGGGAGCTCACTGTGTTACAAGCCGCAGTGAAAATAAAAATGAAATTAGGACAAACAAATACAATTAAAAATATAGTCCTGGTAACGGCATTGGCAATGGCTGGCATCACAAATGCTCAGTCAACAGTTGCTACAGGCCCAAACAAGGTCTATATCGAACAAGTCGGTAATAGCAATACAGTTACCATTCAGCAAGTTGGCGGAACTAACGATGTTGGCGGAACAGCCGTTACAGCATCATCAGTTGCTACCAATGGAGTGACCACAATGACTCCAACTGCACCTAGTTCTTCAAACTATGCTACTATCACAGGTAGTTCGAACACCGTTACTCTAAATCAAACAGGTAACGGCAACAGTGCGCAGTATAATATTCAGGGTAACGACAACGTATATACCAGCAACGTTACAGGACACGGTAACCAAACTAAGTTAACCGTAGGCGATGTTAACAATGCTAGCAATCTACGTAATGTCATTACAGAAACAATCGTCGGCGACACAAACTTGATTATACAAAATATTGTTGGTAGTGATATTACCAGCATTACAGGTATTACAGGTAACTCAAACCAAGTTACAAAAAGTTTGTTAAGCTCGAACGGTACTAGCGACATTAGTATTTCTGGTAATAGTAACGTTCTAAACATTCAGCAGACAGATGCTGCTGGTGCAAACGGGCATTATCTAAAACAAGTTATAGCAGGTGACTACAACAGCATCACTACTCAACAACAAGGTACTAACGATACCACTGTTGATATTCGTGCTACAGGTAGCCACAATACTATTACTGTAAGAACTAGTAGTTCAGCTATCGTTGGTCCTGCAACAGCAATCGTGAGGTAAGTTATGCGAGTCCTTTTGTTAGCTCTACTGCTAACATTTTCTGTGGCTTCAAATGCCAGTGGTAATATTGGCAAAGTCACAGAAAATAAAGGAAATGCCTGTGAAGTTGAAAGGAACAAGAAGAAGTTGTCCGGCATTAAAGGTGCTGACATTGAATCCTTGGACACTTACATAACACAGGCATGCGTAAGCACCTTGACATTTACTGATGATACCAAAGTTAAAGTTACAGAAAACAGTCGCCTGCTTATTGACGATTTTGTTTTCGATCCTAAGAAAAGCGATGCAGGCAAGCTCGCTCTCAAAGTGGGCATGGGAACCGTTAGATACGCTAGCGGGCAGATTGCTAAAAACAATCCACAACAAGTCGCAATAAAAACTCCGTCAGCAACTATCGCAGTACGTGGTACTGATTTCTCTATGACTGTAGACGAAGCAGGACAGAGTCTTGTGGTTCTGCTGCCTAGCTGCAAAGAAGAAAAAGACATGAAGCAGTATGAGCTGGAAGAGAATCGCTGCAAAGTTGGAAAGATTGAAGTTAGCACAGATGCTGGCAAGGTAGTATTGGACCAAGCATTTCATGCAACCTATGTTACCAGTACAAACATAATGCCAACTCCTGCTACAGTTATCAATACCATCGAAGCCAAAATCAACAACAATCTAATATTGGTTAAGCCAATGGAAGTGTCCACAGCTATCCGTGAACATGCCAAGACTAAACAAGATAAAGAACTAGAAGAACTTGAAGCAGAAGCTTCGCGTAGACTTGCTGCCAAAGTTAAAGAAGCAGCAGAAGAAATAGAAAGAGCTAGACTGTTGGCTTTGGCAGTTGCTCTAGGTACGGCTAGCTGTAATGCCAGTACCAGTATCTGTGTAAACTGGGAAAACACCGATGCCAGCTCTATTCAAACCAAAGGCAAGGGCACTGCTTTCCGTACTAACGAGGATCACTATGCCGAAGTCAAGACACAGGGATATAGTTCCAATACAAGTATCACAATAATACACAACGATGCAGCAGCCACAGAAATCATCGGTGACGGAAGCGCAGGCGGAAATATGATTTATATCAAACAGAATGCAGGAGTGCTAAGAAGAAGATGATGACACGCATATTACAGTTCTTGGCATTGTTGGTATTTTCCGTCACTGCATACAGTCAAACAGGGTATAATGCCATTGCTACTGCCTATGTTACTACTACCATCAGTCAGAACGTTGTATTCAACAGCACCATGCAGCAGGGTGGAACATTCTCCTTCAGCGTACTGGCACACAACGGAGGCGGACGTGCGGGACAAAGTGACACAGCCAACGTAAAGATAGAATTCTATAACAGTAGTGGTGGATTAGTGTCGCAGGTAGCAACATCTTATAATGCTAACTTGCCAAACCCAAATGCCATCTGCGGAAACCCCTGTATCGATACGAGTGTTCCTTGGACAACACTGACTGCCAGCACTACATTAACAGCAGCACAGGCAGGTACAGTTGCCTATGCTAAGATTAGTATGTACGGTATTGACGGCAGTTATTGGGCGGGTGATTATGGTCCTTGGTATCGTGCTCCAACATTCCAACTTAACGGCGGCGGGAACCTAGCATATAACCCAGAATTTGGTCCATACAATAACATAACAGCACAAGGTTGGACTAGTAATCCGGGCTTTGGTGCTTGCCAAGGTGCATGGGGCGGAAGCAATGCCTGTATTGTAAACAGCGACGGTGTTCCTGGATCTAGTACAGTGGGTTTGGTTGCCAACGCCAACGGTGGCGGCCCGGATATACTAGGTGGTACTACTAGCGGCACTGCTGGTGGATACAACAGTACCATGACAGTAACTAATGCAGGCACAGGCGCAACTGCTGGCGCACCTAGTACTCCTCCTGCTCCTACAGTAACAGGCACATCGGTAACCTATACAACAAGAACAGCAACTACGGGCAACACAACCTACTCTTATCGTACACCAGTTACTGTTACCACTTGGTCCGACGGTACAACAACCAGTACCAACGGTACCGAAGTTCTTACCAACACAGCAGTAACATCAACTATTGTAACCAATCGAGTAAATGGTTCTACATTGACAACCTATACAACACCGATTGTTACTAATACGCCAGCTGGGGGTAGTCCTTCTATCGCTGCTAATGGACAACAGACAAGCACATCGCAACAGGTTCAACAGGGTCTGAACTACAAGGTTCACGACTTTGATGCCTACACTTATAACTGTGGTATCTTCGGTTGCCTAAGAAACTTACTAGGCCCTTATGTTGTTCCTAACCTATCACCTAATCATTATTCAACTAATCACACTGGAAAAACTTCCAGTGGTGTTTATGTTCCAACTAACGGATCTTTCCCTAACATGGGCGACGGAACATTAGTCGCCTACAACGGAACTATCACAGCTCCTATAACTTCAACTAAGCCGGCAGGAACTATCTACAGAATATACTTTTATTCTAATAACGACGATGGCTTTGTTATGAAGATTAACGGTACAGGGGTTATCGATGATAGATCCACATTCCAGATGCAGGCGCTCGGTACTGGATATACTGCTAGTGGTTATGTAGATTTAGTAGCAGGACAGACTTACAACTTTGAAGCATGGTACTGGAATGACACAGGCGGTTACGGACTTAAACTAATGTGGGACATTGGTACAGGGAGAGTTCTAGTTCCTAACTCTGCATTTACTACAGGCACAATCGATAATGTAGTTATCGATACCACAGGACTTGCCTATACCAACGATGCTATCGTCCCTATCGCAGGATTGTGCTGCGGTGGAACAGCTACACCATTTGATGCCGATGCATCAAACACTACTAAAGTTGCAAACTACGTGAATAGAACTACAAACGATTCCAGAGTCTATATTGAACAAGTGGGTAACGCAAACACTATTACAGTGGATCAATCAGGAACTAAAAATAACTTTGTCAAGTATGTTGGAGATGGTTCTTCAAACACTGTTACTGTTACACAGACAGGTAATGCTTCTACTCAGGTTAACTATGCTGATATTAGTATTGTGGGCAGTAGCAATGCGGTAAACATTACACAGACTAGTACTGGCGGAGCAAAGGGTGCATTTGTCAACATACTGGACAACAATAACTCTGTAATCATACAGCAGAGAGATTCCGGTAGTCACTATGCTGATGTTATCCTAAGTGGTGGCAATAAGACTGTTAATATCTTACAACAGGGATCAGCGGGACATATGGCTAGCGTTACACTAAGTGGTACTCCTACAAGTTTAAGTTTAACGCAAAGCGGTAACACACAAAACTTTTACTCAATCTCGCATAACTGTGCAACAGCAGGTGGTTGTGCTCCTATATCTGTAACGCAAGGCAACTAATACAGCAAAATAAATAGTTGATGCAAATCAAACTAAAATCTTTGCTGTTAAGCCCGTGGACAGCATTAATCACACTGGCACTAGTTCTAGGTATTCGTGTTAGTGATACAGCGTTTGTAGAAAGCGTTAGACTACGCTATTTTGACACGTTAATCACTGCTAAAGAGCCTACACAGAATAACATTGTTACTGTTAATATTGACGAAGAGTCTTTAGATAAACTAGGGCAATGGCCTTTACCGAGATCACAGTATGCTAAAATTATTAAAGACCTTTATGATAGGGGCGCTGGCCTTGTTGTTCTCAACGTGCTTATGGCTGAGCCTGATCGCACTGGTGGTGACGCAGCTCTTGCCCAGGCTCTTTCCCAATATCCAGTAGTTCTAGGTAGCATACCTAGCGACAAAACAAAAAACATTCCACGTAATCCGGGTAGTGCTGTTCTAGGCCCAGAGTTTCTTGATCAAATTATAACCTATCCCGGAATCATCGCCAATATACCTCCACTAGAAAAATCAGCAGCAGGTATCGGCATTGTAAATACTCTACCAGAAGTTGATGGTGTAAATCGCCGATTACCTTTGATTGCCGGCGTTGACGGCAAACTATACCCGAGCATAGCTATGGAGACACTGCGAGTAGCAGCAGGCGATTCAACCTTTCAAGTAAAGCTCAACGAAAACGGTGTTGAGAAAATGCGTATACCAAAGTTCGGTCCTGTTACTACAGACAACTTTGGACGCATCTGGGTCGATTGGAGCCAGGAGAATCAAAGTGTAAGTTTAACTAACTTGCCCAAAGATCTCGCTGGCGCTATCGTTATTGTAGGACCTACCGCAGCCGGTGTCAGTAATCCGGTACCGACTGCTAAAGGTGCTGTGTTCCCACATGATGTTCAAGCCGCAGTTATTGGCACAATGGTCAACGGTGTTGTTATACAGCGTCCTGACTATGCAGATGGTCTAGAAATACTTGCTATTGCATCGGCAGGATTGATTTTATTATTTTTAACAAGGTGGACTTATGTTGGATTGGGTGCAACTATTGTTATCGCTGTGGGTGGCTATGTTGCTAGTAGCTACGCTTTCAGTAACTTTCTATTCTTATTTGACACTACTGCCTTTACAGCTGGCACAGTCTTGGTCGCTTTGCATGCCTATGGCGTCAAGTTTGTAAGCGAGTTCTTACAAAAGCAAGCCATAAAGAAACAGTTTGCTGGATACTGCTCAAAAGAAGTAGTAGAGATGTTACAGAAAGATCCAGAACTCATCAAGCGTGGTGTTCGTAAAGACGTTAGTGTTATGTTTAGTGACTTGCGCGGTTTTACTCCTATCGGCGAACACTACGGCGATGACGTTGCTGGCTTAGGCAAGTACATGAACGGTTACATGGATGCTATCAGTCGTCCTATCATGGACAACAAAGGTATGGTCATTAAGTATGTAGGTGATGCGTCAATGCACATTCATGGTGCTCCTATCGAAGATCCTAATCATGCTCGTACTATCGTTGCTGTTGGCTTGCAAATGTTAGATGCTGTAGATGCTTATACCAAAGAGATGGAAGCACAAGGATTACCTCCGGCTGCTATGGGTTGGGGCTGTAACACAGGCATAGGCTTCATTGGCGAGATGGGTTCAACTGATAGACACAGCTATGACATCTTAGGCGACATGGTTTCAACAGCCGCACGTTTAGAAGCACGTTGTAAAGCATATGGTGTGCTATGTATTATCGGTGCCGAAACATACAACAGAACCAAAGACGATTTCTTCTACTTGTGTATTGACAACTTACAACCTAAAGGCAAGTCAGTAGCAGACTTGATTTATACAGCACTACGCCCTAACGGTGAGGACTGGAGTAGAGACCTAGTTAAGTACAACGAAATGCAAGCCCTGTACAAGGCTAAGAAGTTTGACGAAGCTGCTGCTATGTGCTCTAAAATGAAAGGCACATTTGGTGGGCAAATGGACAAGTACTATAAGATTTGGATTGAACGTTGCGACTTCATGAAACAGCAAGACTTACCAGATAACTGGAATGGAGAGTTTGTAGCACATGAAAAATAATTTCTATACTCCACTGGACTGGTGGATTGAATATTCTGTATGGCTAATGCTACAGTACAAGTTTATGCTGCCAGCAATGATGATTGCTCGTAACGACGAGACTGAACAGTTTATGAAACAGTTTACTCTTAATGGGATTAAGATTCCTACTATTTGCAAGCCATAAAAAAGCACCCTATGGGTGCTTTTTAACTACTTCCGCTTTTGGCTTCTTTATCTTCGTCGCCAACTTTATTAATTTCTTTTTCAGCTTCAACACGTTCGTATTCGATAGTTTTACCGCGCAGGTGTAAGACTGTGTTGACCTTTTGGTTCAAACGAATCAAGTCGTTGTCCAGCATACGTATACGATCAATAAGTGCAATCAAAACGGTATTAGCATCGCTGATAACTGGTTTAACTTCTTTAGTTGCCCATTCCCAAACGTATTTGATAATAAAGCCCATACCGACTGCCATAACAATCGGAAAACCATACTTATTGACTAACTCAACTACATCCATTCTCGTCTCCAACATTTACTGTGTATCCTCTTACAAATGCTTCTAACGGATCCACTTTAACTAACATTTGGCGCCCATTTACATTTGTAAATCTAAATAGATCGCCGTGTTTGTATCCTAGCTTGTCTGTGTTAAGTTCTTCATCTAAAAGAATTCTATTAGGGTTTAAATCCCAGGAGTAATCGAAATGTAACATCAATCTCTCCTAGCATCATTCTTACCGTCTGCACGAGCAATACGGTCAACGTCCGGGCGGAGTCCTAATGCATTAGATACAATAGTGTCGATGCGGACAACATCGTGATTCATAGTCTTTACACGGTTGTCCAAGGCTGTAATAATACCAGCCATACCTTTAATACTGCCCAAAACGCCCTGTAACAACAGTTTGATCGTGAGATACACAAAGTATCCACCGGCCAAGGCTGCTGCTACTGGCATACCTAAATCGCCAATAATCTTGAAAATATCGCCCATCGTTTCGCTCCCGGGTTATGTACTACTATTTAACCATTTGACAAACTTTTAAACTGGTGCTATAATGTACACATATATTATCTAGAGGCTTTTATGAAGATTAAGTTAGTGTCAGATCTACACTTGGAGTTCAGCGATTACAACGTTAAAAACGATGACGGGTGTGATGTGTTGATTCTTAGTGGTGATATCATGGTTGCTGAAAAGGTTCTAAAACCCGAAAGTGAGTATGGTATTAGATTTCGAGACTTTTTAAAACGTGTAAGTTTTCAGTTTCCTCATGTCGTCTATGTAGCAGGTAATCACGAACTCTACGGAGGTTATTGGGTTAAAAGTCTCGACGAACTGCGTATGGCCTGTGGCGTCCATGACAATGTCTATTTCTTAGAACGTGAATGTAAGAAAATCGACGATGTGACTTTTATCGGTGCTACCCTATGGACAGATATGAATAAGTTTGATCCTATTACACTACATGCTGTTCGAGACATGATGAATGACTATCGCAGTATTCGCAATGACCAATCAGGTTATACAAACTTAAAACCCGCAGACACATGCCAACGCCATAAACAAACACTAGACTACATCAAGAGTGTAGTGGCAGAACGCCCAGACGAAAAGTTTGTTGTTGTTGGACATCACAGTCCTAGCTTTCAAAGTGTGCATGAACAATACAAAGGCGAGTTCCTAATGAACGGTGCATATCACAGCAGCCTTGAAGAGTTTATCATGGATCGACCACAGATTAAGTTGTGGACACATGGTCACACACATCACCCATTTGACTACATGATCAGAGAGACTCGTGTAGTATGTAATCCACGCGGATATCAAAATGGTCGTGGGTGGGGTGAAGACACTGGCTGGAATCCTAACATTGTATTGGAAGTATGAAAAAAATCTTTTACGAAAAAGTTGGTCGTAGATACGTTCCGATCAGCGAGTACGATAACGATTTTCTAGATAGCTTTCGCAAAGGTACACATCTTGTCATGTGCTATCCGGGCGGAAGCAGTCGTCGCTTCGACATCGATCCTAACTATGCGGCTATGATTGCCGCTGGTCGAGTTGCAGAAGATGCTATCTCTAAAAAGATCATGGATGCTACAGAGATCCGTAGACAACAGAAGAATCGCAATACTCCGTTGACTCCTAGTCAAAAGGCAGCATGGGAAAATCTTGTAGAAGAGTTTGGACCAGATGCTAAACAACTAGAGTGGCCTAGCGCAAGAGAAGCGGCAGAAGAAGCTGTTAAGGCCATGCAGGCAGAAGCTGACAAACTCATGCAACACGAAAGTGTACGCAAAGCCTATGATCATTTTATCTTAATGTGCAAACTGGTGAAACAACATGAACTGGAACAATCCATTTAAAACTGTCGCAATCAAAACTATCAAGCCCGGTGATAAGATGTTTTACATCAATAATGGGTTTATGACGGCTGATCGTGCTAGCATTGAGATTACTACATCCTGTCCTAAACAGTATGCTAACATCATTGCTGAATGTTATCAAAACGGTTGGATTAAGCCTGTTGCTCACTGCACTGAAAAAGAATACACACTACTAGGATTGTCAAACAATGGGTAATCAAACAGACTACTTTAATCGCATTGGTTACAAACCAAAGTATTTTATTGGAGATCGAATCATTGGCAAATGGAACAAGATTCCGTTTGTGGGTACTGTGGGTAATGATCGAAAGATCAACGACACAGACGGTCCTGAAATCACTGTTCATCTAGATTTGCCTATTAAGTTTCAAGGCAAAGTTTATAACTTTATTATTGTTAAGCACAAGGACGTTTCGGAATATAAATGAATATCTATAATAAAAATACAACATGGGAAACAATCGTAAGAGATATCGAGGATTTTCAGAGCCGTCGACCCAAGGTCAGTATTCCTGAAGAGACCAGCAATATTACCTGTGTTGCAGGGGATGTCGAAATGTTAAAAGTGGCCAAGGACGGATTTTATGTGCGTGGAGTAAAAGTTCCTGCAGATGACAAAGAAGCAGAGACTGTGTACAATGCTTTCAAGAGTTTTTTAATGTGGGCCGAACTTAATAAGAGGCAATAATGGCAGTTATAGATATTTTTACTGAGATATTCAACGACGAACCAAACGGCAAGTACGAAGAAGGCGGGAAGAAGACAGTTCCCTATACAGTATATCGAACTGTGGATATCACTGACAACGAACCTGTGGCCGTAATCGAACCAGACTTTGATAGAGGTCCTTGGATAGCAGGCGGTGCTTGCCTACGTTGGTATCAAGGACAGCCTGTAGGCGAAAATGACATTGATGTATTCTGTGCTAATGCCAAACAGGCTGCTGATGTTATTGCTCGTATTAAAAGTTACGGACGCTACACTGTTAAGTTCGAAAGCGAAAATGCTGTTACACTGCAATATCGTAGTGAACACTACGGTAACTGTGTAGGAGCAGATCAATGGATCATTCAGGTAATCACAAAACGCTATTACAGCAGTGTTCGAGAGATTGTTGATAACTTTGATCTAAGTGTATGTCAACTGGGCACAGCAGGGTTCGACTGGACCCTAGGTGAGCATACTGCTCGAGACATTCGTGAAAAGAATCTGAGAATGAATATTCCTTTACAACCGGATGCTGTAAAGCGTTTGTCCAAGTACTGGACCTACGGATATCGTCCGGTACCAAATCTGCTAGATGCTATTATCAATAACCCTACAGGTAAATGGGAATTCAATCCATCGGAGGACTACTCATGAGATCACACTATAACTGCTCGGAATGCAAAAAAATATTTCCTGCAACTGAAGAATATTTTTTTCCTAGTAATCTTAAAATGACTAGTCAACGACTCCAGCGAACAACTATTCCTAAATGTAAAGAATGTGCTAAACAATATTCTTCACAATATCGCAAATCTTTAAAGGATAAAGGATTGGTTCGTAGTCAGCGAACAACCTCATTCATGGCAGGAGCCGTAAACGGTACTGTTTATGTTATTGGACCACATATTTCTGGTACTCCGTATAAAATCGGAATCACGTCTGGAACAAAGACAGATAGGAGAAAATCAGCATTGCAAACATCGCATTGGCTAGAGCTTAAAGAAGTTTGGAAATCAACTTTATTAGACAGGGCAGATATAGTTGAGAAAAAGTTACACAAGCATTTCGAAAATAAAAGAGTTCGTGGAGAATGGTTTAATCTCGATCAACAAGATTTAGACAGTATTCCGGGACTAATAGAAAATTTTGGTACCAAAATATGAGAAATGAACGTACATGGAGTTTGCTAGATCCTAAACCAGTACTGCTTTATCTTAAAAAGCATGACGAGTACATTGTCTACTGGAATGGTATTGCTATGACACACAGTCAGGCATTGAATATGTCACTGGAATACTGTGGCATTTGGCCAACACCTGAAATGAAAGTTGCTATGCGATTAACTTTTAATAAGTTATACTATGCAGGAGCATTTAATACTCGTTCTTGGGATTTGCGTGTCGACGGCGGAGACATCTACGGTGCTCAAAAGAACTGGATGCGTGAACACTTAACAGCACATGTTAAGGACAAGGATCCTAAAGAAGTTTTAAAGTGGTTTGATTATGCAAGAGCAAGAACAGAAGAATGAGTTGTGTTTCGAAGGTTGGTCTGCAGAAAATGGCAATATTAGCGGAAGGTGTTGCTGTAACTGTATGTATCAAAAGAAGATCACGGGTCATCCTTGGAATAAAAATGTAGCCTACAGAAGTAGAATTGTTGATGTTATAGGATATGCCTGTACTATACCGGAAAATCCTAATATAACATTTTTTGAAAGCAAACATGGAATGTGCGAAATGCACGATTGGAGAAAGATATGATTAGAGTTATTTTAGCCTTTGCTATTTTGGCAGCACTGATACATTTTGGTATTACTGGTTGGCGTTCCATGACTGGAAAAGAACGTTGGTCGTTGACAAAGACAGTATCTTATAGTATAATAGTTTCACTGCTAGCGATAGTGGTAATGATGTTTATCGTAGTTTTATTTTAAGGACACACACAATGAAGCGTATTTTGACTCTTGGTATTTTGGCAGGCGCAGTCTTTATGACTGGTTGCACTCGTATTGAAACTGGTGAGGTTGGCGTTCGCGTTGGCTTCGACAAGCAGGTACAACAAGGAGAACTGCTACCTGGTTCATTCAATCAGGTCTTAATCGGCGATGTTCTTACATTCCCAATCAAGGACGTTAACGTCAAACTGGAAGATATGACTCCAGTGGCAAAAGACAACAGCACAATGAAAGACTTTGATGCTGTGGTTATCTATAACATCAACCAAGCGCAGGTTGCTGAACTCTACTCTCAAAAGAGTCAAGCATTTCATGCTCGTCACAATGGTGACATCTACCTGATGTACAACTACATGGTTCAAAATGCTCGTAATGCTATCTACAAAGAAGCACGTAAGTATGAAGCCCTGGACATGGCAGATAATCGTCAGGCAATGGAACAGAGCATCAAAGAGCAGATTCAAAAATCGCTGTCCGAAGAAAAACTCGATGGCAGCTTGGTCATTGGTCAAGTGTTGATTCGTAACATTGTGCCAGCTGACTCAGTTGTAGAATCCGCTAACGCATTGGTTCGTGCTAAAAACGAATACAAGCAGAAAGAAGTTGAAGTGGCGACTGCCCGCAAGGAAGCAGAACGTATGGCTGCACTGGCTAACAACTCAGCAAGTTCTATTGCATTTATGAACGCACAGGCCGCACTTAACATCTCCGAAGGTATTAAGAACGGTCGGGTCCAGACCATTGTTGTTCCAAGCAACATGACTGGTTTGATGATTAACAAATAATCAAGGACAGGGCAGGAAACTGCCCTTCTTCAAATGAACTTATTCAAACGAGGTATCGATGCACTGCGTCAGCCAGATCGTAATCCACGATGCTACGAAATGACTGAAGACGAGCGCCTAGCAAAGATCAAAGAGTGGAACAACCGTAATGTTTGGAATGATCCCAATCTTTCTGAACAAGATAAACAAACCTACTACGGAGCATGATATGAAACAACGTGGATTTACTCTTATTGAAATGATGATACTCGCTGTGATTGCCACAGTAATCTTGACGATTGCGGCACCAGCATTGTTTGGATTTTCAACCAGCTCTTCTAATAATATCACTTGGGGAGTCAACGGCATGACCGAAAGTCGTTGTATTGAAAACTATAAGTTCATTGTAGGACAAGATGGTAACACCCGTCAAATCTTAGATGAGTTTGGCAAAGGTGTAAAGTGTGAAAATCCTAACGCTGGCAAACCCGGTGCATTTGGAAAGATGTAATGAAACTGTTCGAACGCACAGGCGGCTATTGGATATTTTATATCAGTGCCGCTTACCTTATTGGTAGCATATGGAGTTGGATTGTAGAAGTACCTGCGATATGGTTGGCTCCTACTTATGTAATATGTTTAGCAATGCCATTTTGGTTTCCACCATTAGGGCGTTCAATGAATTTGCTAGTAGATTGGGATATCAAAATGTTTGATTGGTTTAGAAATTACGGTAAGTCAGAAGGTTCTGTTGCAGAAGACATGAATAATGTTATCAAGTTCCCGGAACTCAAGGCAGCACCTCCTCCTATGCCAGAAGTTGAACAGCCTGCTAAGATTTTTTACAGGCTTGGACTAACTGATAACAACCGTCTTGCATTTAGCATGGGCTACAGTGAAATCACTATGAACAAGCAGGGTGTTCAAAATATGATTGATCAACTTGCGTTCTTTCAAAGCCAACTAGTGGATGATGAAGAATGACTAAGTTAACAATATATCTGGATATGGATGATGTAGTAGCAGACTGGCAAGGTCATGTTGAAAAAATGCTAGATCATAAGTTCCAGAAAGATGAGCGCTTGCCTGACGGTAAGTGGCGTCGTCTTAAGGACAATCAACGATTGTATAGCGAACTGCCTTTACGAGAAGGCGCTCTAGAGCTTGTTGAATGGGTCACTAACTATGCAGACAGCACAGGTGGGCAGGTCTTCTTTCTAAGTGCAATACCCAAGGGTAACGATATGCCTTGGGCGCCCCAGGATAAGGTATTCTGGGCACATCGTTACTTTCCACGTATTCCGGTATTTCTTGGACCCTATGCAAACCAAAAGTACATGCACTGTCGCAATCCCGGAGACATTCTAATCGATGATCGTGGCAGTAACTGCGACGAATGGCGTGCTGCTGGTGGTCGTGCCCATCAATACAAAGAATGGCCTGAATGTAAACTTTGGTTGGAAGAAACACTAGGAGAAACAAAATGAGTGGACGTGGTGTAATAATGCAAGAGCCCGAACAGTTCTGTGAAATGTGTGGCAAGCTAGATGAGTGCCGCCCGTATGGCCCTAACAATGAACAGATCTGTTTTGATTGTGCAATGAAGGATGATGAATCTAAAGCAATCGCAGAAAAGAAAATGTCTGCGTATATCTTCGGCGAAGAAGACGACGGCGAATATTAATCATTGACAATCTAACAATATGATTGTATAATAAAAACATCGCGCTATTAGCTAAGTGGCATAGCAGGAGCCTCTAAAACTCCGAATCGTGGGTTCGATTCCCACATAGCGCACCAGAGCAGCGAGACTATCACATCCTCAGTATGAGTCGCAAGGTACCGCGGTAAATCCTTGGGCAAGCAACAGTACAACCAATGTGATTGGCATCCCGGAAATAGACGGGACTTAGATTTACACAGAAAGGCACACATGGACAAGTATCAACAAATCATGAAGCTGGCAGAAGCTGCTGCTTTGATCCAGGAAGTAATGAATGTCTGCGATCCGGAGTTCCGAGAGACGCTCGAAGATATGCCAGATCGCCTTGCAGATATTGCTGACTCTATTGAGGGAGTTTGACATGGGATGTTGGAATAAAACCTGCGGTCTAAGTAATCTACATATCAAGCACGGTACTCCTGTATATGTATTTGTACTTGAGCGCAATCAAAAGATTGACAGCCTATGCTACTCTACTCCTTTCTACAGCCCATTGCTGGTGCCGTTTGAAAGCGAATACAACGACTACGGTGGGGGTGAAAATAGCAGTGGCCCAGCAATGACATTGATCATGGATGCTATTAAAGAGAAACTGGTCGAAGTAGAAGTGGGCGATAATAAGTCCCACGACATTGCTGTTAAGAAAGCAGACTTCGATGAAGAACTGTTCTTTGAAGCCGTCCACGAAGATCGCTTAAAAGTAAAGCAACACTCTATGGCTACCCCTATCGACGTTGGCTTCGTAATGTTCCGTAAGGATGTTGTTGACGATATCATTGCAAACTGGCAGCGTGAAGATTATGTAGGTGACGGTAACGGTACTACTGGTTGGGATAACAACTATATTATCTACGGTTTTCGAGACATTGTTGCAGACTTGCCAGAGTTTCTCGATAAGCTAGAAGAAAAGCTAAGTGAAGATGAAGAAAGTGGATTAGGCCTGCGATTCTTTGGCGGTATTAAGGATCTCTTCAAGTATGGTGATTCTAACAAGGTTGGCAAATGGATGAGAGGCGATAACTATCGCTATTCAAAGATCCTAGACATTGACGATACTGTTATTAGTTTAATGCAAAAGGGTAATCGTAAAGATGCACAGCTACTCTTGATAGAACATCTGAAAGCCAAGTACATTGACGGATTTATGCATCAAACTCGCCGTGTTTGGATTCCGGGCGCACACGAGGGCAGTCAAGAACAAGAGCATCACGGTTATCGCGTAATGAACGCTGCCATTGCCAAAGTACTCGATGCCGAGAAAGCAGAGTTCGAACTAGAGAATGACGAAGAGTTTTCGGAGTTTTAAAATGTCCAAAGAAAAAGAATTATTTAAACTTTGCAAAAAGTTCATCGAAGAGCAAAACATTCACTGTGCAGAAACAGTTTATCAAAGTGATCGCGTTATTGAAAACGCATACGAGTTTATCGAAGACATCTGCAATATTGTAGGTTATAACGAGGAAGAGGAAGAATGAGAGTTCATTTGATTTTGCCCTTTATTGGTTTTCTTCTGAAGAAAGTATTTTCGGGAGTATTTAGGATCCACAGGAAATACCGTGAAACTATGGAAGATAGTCCGGGGCTAGCTGTATTTGCCGGAACTATCTGCGGTATAGGTTTTGTGATGTTTACATCTCTTATCAGCATGATGGCTTTTCAAGAAATATCTCCTATCAAATATACGATTGTGGCATCAGCAGTTGTTGCTTTTTCCTACGTCTGCTATATGTTTTTTAGTATGCAGTTCAAAAACTTCTTAGATGAAAGAAAAGAACTATTTGATATTATCAAGGATCGATAATGAGTTGCCGTCACGAAAGAACTGTTAGTCGCTATGTTGAAGAAGAAAACTGGTACACAGGCGAAACAGAAGGTAATTGGGAATATACAACCGAAAACACCTATGTAGATATTGACTTACACAGATATAAGTGTACAATGTGTAATGAAGTATTTTATTACTCGGGTCGTGCTCGTGATTACTATGAAAAAGGTATCAAGAGCGATTGGATTACAGGACTAGACAAATGAGATTAGAAGGAAGAAATGTTATGCGTGATGTAAAAATGGACAAAGCTGAGTTGCTTGCTATTGTTCGAGAGAACAAAGAAAAGCACATTCGTGAATACAACGAAGCCGTTGAAGACTATAAGAAAGCCGCCGTTAAGCTAGCTCAAGAAAATCTTGAACTTGCCAACACAGGTGACCTTGACAAGATTTCAAAGATTAAGGCTATGCCTAGCAAGCCAACTAGTTACGAGGACAGCTACACTCGTGCTATTCGTATGTTGGAACTAAGCGTTGAATCTATTATTGAAATTGAAGAGCAAATCTTTAATCAACTGGTACTCGACGAGTGGCAATGGAAACACAATTTTGCAGTAGCTTCTGCACTATACAAGACGATTTAAGGTAGTATAGCATGGTCATGGATCAAGCAGCAGCTTGGCTTGCAGGCAGCATTTTATTTGTATTAGGTACAGTAGTTATTGTTATAGGGATTGTTATAATTAATAATATTCTTCATAACTATTGGAAGCCTGTACAGTTCTTTAAATGGGCCGAACATCCTCCTACTCGATTCATGACCGACGACGAAGCTGCCAGAATTCCGCCTCACTTAGATGAGCGTACTAAATAGATTTGTAGCAGGGTTGCTACAAACCAACACTCTTTAAATTAACTATGCGTTTAGAGTGTACGCAGTAAAAAGGAAGAAAAATGATGTATCAATCAAAACTCGTTGCGAGTCTAAAAGCTAACGGCAAGATCCTCCGTGAATTCAAGGACACAGTCTATATTCCATTTGGTAGCGAATATAGCTTTCTAATCAAGAACCTCAACACCACACGAGCATTAGTCAACATCTTTATCGATGGTGAAGATGTCATCGAAGGTGGCCTTGTGCTCAACGCAGGCCAAGAAGTTGATCTTGAGCGTTATGTTAAAAACGGTAACTTATCAGCAGGCAATCGTTTCAAGTTCATTGAACGTACACAGGCAATCGAAGACGGACCGCGTGGTGCTAAACTAGAAGATGGTTTGGTACGTATTGAGTTTCAATATGAAAAGCCTCGTCCTGTTATCAATGTTAGCTCTATCTTCAATAACGATGGTATGATTTATCCACAGGGCGTTCGTACACCTTGGTATAGCACTAATGCTACTACTACAGGTGTTAGCGGCAGCTTAGGTAAAGATCGATTCTCTGTAACTGCTAGTGGTGCTACCTACTCTGCGAATGTTGGCGGTGTAATGCGTGGTGTTGATTTCAGTAATGGAGAAGCTACTAAAGCTGCCGCAACAGCAGCCATTGATGCCGTAGTACCGCAGTCAATGAATGTTCATGATGGTACAGCCACTATGGACTGGAACGATGTTGGTATTACTGTTCCGGGTAGCAAGAGTACTCAAAAGTTCACAACGGTTACCATGGGCGAAATGGAGGCTGAAAAGCATACTATTGTTCTAAAGCTGTTGGGAGAAACTCCTGATAACAAGCCTGTAATGAAACCTGTTACAGTTGAGCGTAAACCAAAATGTGTTACATGCGGTAAGCAAAACAAAGCTCATGCTAAGTTTTGTGTAGAATGTGGTACAGCACTAGAGATTTTTGCATAATGGACTATATCCTCCGATACGAACTAACACCAGAAGATGTTGATTTTCTTAACACAACGTCAATGGACTATGAACTACATACTCCCGATAAGTTTTGTGTAAACGACAGTGGTTGGTGCGATTACAGTACCGGAGGATATATCGTTAGAAAAAACGATAGGGCAATCTTTAAGGACGTTAGTGATAGAGATCTAACGTTCTTAACTTTGAAGTTTGGAAAACGTCTAAAAGAGATGCACGACGGCATGAAAGAAATCTACAATGTAGCAGAACAGCATAATGTAGGACCGTTAGCCGTAATAGACAGCGAAAGCGTTATTTAAATTGGACAAATAATCACTTTACAGTGTGATTATTTTTCTGTATAATAAATACATAGCAAGGAGATAGACTCCGAGCACATTTATACAAAGGATTTTTGTATGTCACAAAAAACATTTACTATCGACAAGTTCTACGTCTTGTCAGCAATCAACAAAGCAGGACAGCGTGTCTATTACGACACAGATGCACATAGCGGCGGATATCCTTATTGGAGCACTTTTACTGCTCATGCCTGTTCTAAAAAGTTTGCTAAACTAGATGACATCCCTACATTCTCAAGTACCGACTACATGCGTCGTGATGTTAACAGCATCGAAGTCTTAGAAGTTAAAGTACAGGCCAAAGTAGTACAAACTACTGAAATCGTTTCAGAAGCTCGTGCAAAAGCCGAAGCAGAAATTGCTAAGATTCAGAAAGAACTAGCACAAAAGATCGCAAGACTGGAGAATGTAAAATGAAAAAATATGATACACTGGTGTTGATCGGTCGCTTTCAACCGTTTCACACTGCTCACTTAGAAATCATCAAACGAAGCACAGCATTGTGCGACAAGCTGATTGTGATCACTGGTAGTGCAGCACAGCCCCGCACATACAAGAATCCGTTTGTTGTAGAAGAACGAGCACGTATGATTCGTGCTGCAACTTCCGGACTTGCATTACAAGTCACAATCGAAGCCAACATAGACACCATTTATAATGATCAGGCATGGGCAGTGCGTGTCCAAGCCATTGTGAACAAGCATACTCTTCCAGGCGAAAAGATTGCTGTTATTGGTCACAAGAAAGATGAAAGTTCATTCTATTTGGACATGTTCCCTCAATGGGGCTATGAAAACGTAGATGAGATTGAACCGCTGAGTGCTGTTAATATTCGTGACCTGTACTTCAAGCGTGATGTAAACATGAAGTTCATTAAGAACGTGGTTCCACAAACTACTTTTGATTTCTTGACACAGTTCAAAGAAACTCCCGAATACGAACAAATCATTCGTGAGCGTGAGTTCTTGATCGAACACAACAAACAGTATTCCAGCTTGAAGTATCCTCCGATTTTTAGCACTGCCGATGCTGTGGTTATTTGCTCTGCTCACGTGTTGATGATCAAACGCCGTGCTGAGCCAGGTAAAGGCCTGTGGGCACTGCCGGGCGGTTATGTCAACGCTAACACTGACAAGTCAGTCGAAGATGCCGCAATACGTGAGCTTCGTGAAGAAACTTTAATCAAAGTACCTGCTCCAGTGTTGCGTGGTAACATTGTTCGTAGTAAAGTATTTGATGCTATTGATCGCAGTCCTCGTGGACGTATTATTACACATGCCTTTTATATTCAACTGCCTGACGGTGAGTTGCCTAAAGTAAAAGGCAGTGACGATGCAGAAAAGGCTCGGTGGGTGCCTATTGCAGAAGTCCAATCGGACCAATGCTTTGAAGACCACTACGAAATCCTACAGCATTTTGTAGGTGCCTAAGCGATAGACGCAACGGCTTTTTAACTTTAAAGGAACTTTAAAATGAAACTCGCAAAAAACATTATTCTCAACACTGACAGCTACAAAGTTAGCATGTTCAAACAATATCCAGTAGGAACTACAGGTGTTTATTCATACATTGAATCCCGGGGCGGGCGTTACGATAGAACAGTATTCTTCGGACTCCAGGCCTTTATCAAGGAATACCTACTCGAACCCATTACTCAATCAGACATTGACGTGGCTGACGAAATACTTACCGCACACGGTGAGCCTTTCAACCGAGCAGGATGGCAATACATTCTTGACAAGCACATGGGATACCTCCCTGTTGTCATCCGCGCCGTTCCTGAAGGAACAGTTGTGCCAGTCAAGAACGTCCTTGCAACAATCGAAAACACTGACCCAGAGTGCTTCTGGTTAACTACTTGGTTGGAAACAGCCATCCTTCGTGCCATTTGGTATCCTACCACAGTGGCTACTCAATCATACACAATCAAGAAAGTGATTGCTGACTACTTGGAGAAAACTGGTGACCCTAGCCTTATTGATTTTAAGTTGCACGATTTCGGTGCTCGTGGTGTTTCTAGCCTGGAGTCAGCGGCTATTGGAGGTGCGGCACACTTGGTTAACTTCATGGGTAGCGATACTGTTTCTGGTGTGCTGTATGCTCGCGAATACTATGATGCTGGGGTTGCAGGTTTTTCTATCCCTGCCGCAGAGCACTCAACAATTACTAGCTGGGGCCGTGATGGTGAAGTAGATGCT